ATGACCGACTACGGAAATGGCATAATCACCAACGATTCCCACCTGTATCTTCAGGGCAAAGACTGGAAGGAACTCGGCTACGAGGACATCGTCCGCACGCAGCGGTACATGTCCGAATGGACGAAAGACGGGAAATCATCCACATCGGCATCGCGGGCATGGGCGAACAAGCTCGCGAATCGCGCACAGGAAATCTATCCCGCATACCTGCAGGAGCAGTACCAGGCGCAGATGCAGGAGTACATGGGGATGATGGCCGAAGCGATGAACCGGGAGGAACCGGCCGTCGAACCGCTCAAGGCCGCGCAGGAGACCATGACCGCGGCGCGGAACGATACCGCCCGCAAGCAGCTCCTCCGCCGCGGGCTCATGTCCACCATGACCCGCTACAACAACGGCGGGACCGCCACCCGGACCAAGCTGGGAGCATAGGCGATGGCGCTGGACCCGGCCAGAAACGCGGCACTGATGCAGTGGGCGGGGACGGTGAAAGCCTCGCTTGAAAAGGCGCGCCGGCCCTTCGAGTCCCTCTGGCGTGACATCCGCCGCAACTTCGAGCCTACCCTCGGCAAGGCGCTCGCGGAAAACCTCGACCTCAACGACGAGGCCGCCAAGCGCGACGACGAGGCCATCTACAACAGCAAGACGCGCGACGTGGTCGGGCGGCTCGCGAGCGGACTCCAATCCGGCATCACGAACCAGGCGCGGCAATGGTTCCGGCTGGTTCCCAAGGGCGTGCCGTCGGACGACAAGCTGGATTCCGACGCCCGCAAGACCATCGACGACGCGACGGAACTCCTCCAATCGACCATCGCCGGGAGCAACATCTACACCGCGCTGATCTCGCTCTACATGCGCATCGGGCAGTTCGGCACCGCCTGCGGCCTGCTCCTCCCGGACGACGACACGGACGTCCGGCTCGACGTCATCGACGAGGGAGCCTACTGGATCGGGCAGGACCGCCGCGGGCGCGTTTGCACGATGCTCCGCCGGTGCGAGTGGACCGTCCGCCAGCTGGTGGACGAGTTCGGCATCGACGAGGTCCCGGAATCCGTCCGCAAGGACTTCGAGGAAGGCAGAACGGAAGAATTCCGCCGCTGCTGGCACCTCGTGACGCCCGCGCGGGAAGTCCCCCGCGCCCAACGCAAGGCGTTCGGCGATTTCCCGTTCGCCTCGCTCTACTGGCTCGAAACGGAAGCGGACGCCGACGCGGTCCTCGCGATGCGCGGCTTCGCGTACAACCCCATCATCTCCCCCCGCTGGTCCACGCCGACGGACAGCGCCTACGGCCTCGGGCTTGGGCAGCTCGCCCTCCCCGACGCCAAGGAACTCCAGACGCTGGAAAACGCGAAGATGAAGATCGTCGCGCAGGAAGCGGACCCGCCGATGGCGGCGCCGGAATCCATGCGGACGACCGGCGGCGTCAACCTCAACCCCGGCGCCATCAACTATTTTTCCGCCGGCATCGGCGGACAGAGCGCCGGGCACATTCCCATCCAGCCCGTCGACACGCGGCAGAAGCGCCTGGACGCGGTCCTCGCGACCATCGCGGACCTCGAGCAGCGGCTCGGTCGGCTCTGGTACGAAGACCTCTTCGCGATGCTCCTGCAAATCCAGATGGGAGCGGGCAAGCGGCAGATGACGGCGACGGAGGTGGCGGAACTCGCCAGCGAGAAAATCGCGCTCCTCGGCCCCATCCTCACCCGCCTAAACCACGACCTCCTCGACCCGCTCGTTGGCGGCGTCTACCAGATCTGCTACGCCGACGCGCTGCAGCGGATCTACGATCTGAATGGCCTGCGGCAACTGGGCGTCGTCGGTCTCGAGGAAGAGGCGATTGATGCGGAAGAGCGCTTCCAGACGCTTCTCGACGTGGACGAGATGGACATTTCGGTCGAATACCAGTCCACGCTCCACGCCGAACAGCAGAGCAGCACACGCATGACCGGCATCCTGCACGCCATCGAGTTCACCGGGATGGTAGCGCAGTACGACCCGCAGGCGTTGGACAACCTCGACACCGACGAGGCCGTCCAGCTCGCCGCGCGCAGCTACATGGAGTTCGGCATCATCCGCGACAAGAAGGCCGTGGAGACCATCCGCGAGGGGCGGGCGCAGGTGCAACAGCAGCAGATGCAGATGCAGGCGGCGCAGGTCAACGCGAACGTGCAGGCCCAGCAGGCGAAGATGCTCAAGGACATCGCGGACGCCCAGGCGGCGCGTGGCGCCGACGCGTTCCGGCAACCGGCGGAGGCCGGGATTGGAGGCGTGGTCGCATGAGCCGCAAGGACGACACCATCAAAGCCATCATCGCCGACAACGAGCGCAGGCGCGAGGCGGACCTGCGCGAGGTGCTGTCCACGCCGTCCGGGCGCCGCGTTTACGTGATGCTCATCGAGGCCAGCGGACTCTACGGCGCCCCGCCGCCCGGCGAACCGGCCCGGTCCGAGTGGATGGGGCGCCGCGCGTTCGGCCTGGAAATCCGCAAGGCGTTCCGGGCCGCGGACCCGAAAGGATGCTTCGACGCCGAAGTGGAGGTGGAGTCGGCCCGGAAAGACGACGAGCACCGCATCCGTTTGGCCGACGAAGAAGATTTGAACCCCGAACCCAGGAGCTGACATGGACCCCAACAACCCCAATCCCACCCCTCCCGCGAACAACACGCCCCCGGCGGCGACGCCTCCGGCCAACACGCCCCCGGCGGACGGCGGCGGGAACCCTCCCGCGAACAATCCCCCGGCGAATCCCCCGGCCCCCACGCCTCCCGCGAGCGATCCGCCGCCCGCGGACGGCGGCAATCCCCCCGCGAACGGCGAGGGCGAGAAGCCCGCGACGCCGCCGAAGGACCCCGGCGACATCTTCGACGACCTCAAGACCGACGAGGCGAAGCAGGCCGAAGCCGCGGAAGCGGCCAAGGCGGCGCTCGCGGAGTACGCGAAGGCCGCCGGGTTCGACGGCGAGCTCCAGGACCTCGTCCTCGGCCAGGGGAAGGATGCCGTCACCATCCCCGCGGAGGACGTGGGGACGGTCGTCGGCGCCCTCAAGGGAGCGAACGTCCCGGCGGAGCAGGCGAAAGGCGTTCTCGCGACGGTCGCGCTGCTCGACAAGGTCCGAAACGACCGGCAGGCCGCGGCGGAGAACACGGTCCTCGCGAACCTCAGGAAGGAGGCCGAGACCGAGTTCGGCGACGACTTCCGGAAAGTCGTGGGCGATGCGCAGGCGGGCGCCGTCGCGCTCTTCGGCGCGGAGCTCTGGGAGGACATCAAGTCCGTCCGCGCACTCACCCACGACAAGCGCTTCCTCCGGGCGATGGCGTCCTACGGGCGCAGCCGCCGCAGCGACACCGGCGGACCCGCCCCGGCTCCGGGAGCGTCCCCGGACGGCTCGCTCACGTTCGACATGGCCTCGTTCGCGAAAGGCATGAAATGACGATTTGCCGATGGCCACTCCGCGGGAGCGGAATCGGCGGTGAAACAACAAAAACCAAACAAAAGGAAAAAACATGGCAACCTTGGGTTCCCAAGCACTGACGCTCCGCGACACCGCCGAGGCCGCCCGCAAGAAAAACGGCGAGCTGAAGGCGAACATCCTTGATCTGGTGAGCGAGGAAAACGGAGTTCTCGACGACACGACGTTCCTGCGGGCCGACGACGGCGACAAGCTGTCGACGGACTTCCGGAACTACAACCCCCACGGCACGTGGGTGGCGCTGGGCGAAGGCGTTCCCGCCTCCAAGACCGGCTTCTCCACGGCGTGGGACACCTGCGGGCGCATCAAGGCGCGCGTCCAGATCCCGCTCGACGTGTGGGACAAGACGAAGGACAAAGAAGCACTCTGGCAGATGCACGTGCGTGCCATCAGCCAGGGGATGCGCGAAGACGTGGCGGCCGCCATCTTCTACGCGAACATCGCCAACGAGCCGCGGAAGTTCAACGGCCTGACCGACTTCTACGACAAGTACGCGAAATCCGACACGACCCGGAAGAGCTACGCGTTCAACGTCCTCAACGCGGGCACGTCCGGCATCTCCACGTACCTCTCCGACTCGTCGAACCACCTGCGCAGCATCTGGCTGGTCGGATGGGGCGACATGGGCGTCACCTGCTTCTACCCCGAAGTCAGCAAGTACTGCGGGCTCACGGTGGACCAGATGCGCGACATGCAGCTCGCCGACGCCAACGGCAACCCGACGTGGCACAAGACGCAGGAAATCGCGTGGGACATCGGCCTCGCCGTCCGCAACTTCCAGCGCGCGGGCCGCGTCTGCAACATCCAGCTGCAGACCGCCCTGGCCGGAACCAGCGACGGCAACACCTACGCCAACGGCCTGATCACGCACCTGCGCCACCTCCGCAGCCGCGTCAAGGCCGGCGGCGGACGCCTCGCGTTCTACATGTGCGAAAGCCTGTGGGAGGTCATCGAAGACGCCTTCGCGCGCCTCACCCAGTCCAACGCCATCAAGTACGCCGACCTCCAGCAGTCCAAGCCGGACACGCTGTGGGGCATCCCCATCCACCTGTGCGACTGCCTCGACACCAACGAGGACACCGCCGTCACCGAAGTCGCCTGACCAAGAAAGGAAGCAACACCATGATCACCGAAACCCAACGCCTCTGCTCCGACAAACAGTCCCTCGGGAATAACACCCCGGCGGAATACTCCACCTCGGCGGACTACGCCGTGGGCGATTACTGCTCCAAGAGCGGCACGGTCTACCGCTGCACCACCGCCATCACCGGCGGCGAAACGTGGACGTCCGGCCACTGGACGCAGGACGACGACGGCTACGATTCCGCCTCCGGCAGCGTCGCGTCGTCCACGGTCGTCTCGACGAACGTCCTCGACAACGGGACGAACACCCGCGTCTACGACGGCAAGCTCCACTTCATCGCGAAGCTGGACAACGCCCCCGCGGGCGGCCAGTCCATCCAGGCGGTCGTGGAAACCTCGAACAACGCGGACTTCTCGACCTCTGGCTCCGGCGTCGTCAAGACGCTGGCGGACAGCGGGGCCATCGCCCTCGCGACGGCCAACGCGAAGAAGGACGGCGTCCTCCTGGACGAGACGCTCAACGACAAGAAGGACATCCTCCGCTACGTCCGGGCGAAGTTCACGCTCAAGGGCGTGTTCTCCACGGGCGCGACCGTCACCGCGGGCGAGTTCACCGAAGCCGCCCCGACGCACGTCAAGGACTTCACGACCGCGCCGCCGGCGAACGTCTAGACCGTCAACGGCCCCCGCCCCGGTTTTGCCTGCGCTGCATGCGGCGCCCTCCTGGGGACCGGGACGGGGGCCATCCCCGAAAGGAGCACCCATGAAATACATCTGCAAGCACGCCTGCATCTGGCGGGGCGTCTACACCACGCCGGACACCATCGTGGACATGACCGACGACGAGCTGAAGGCCATGAAGCCGCAGATCGACGGCTCGTTCGCGCCCGTCGACGCCTCCGGCCTTCCCGTGGACGACAAGCCCGACCGGTACGGTATGACGCGGGCGCAGTACCGCGAGCGGCTGTCCGGATTCGGCGTCGCGATTTCGCCGACCGCCACCAGCGACGAGCTGCACAAGCTGCTCGAACAGCACCTCAACACCAAGACCCGCAAGTCCGTCAAGTAGCCGCCGGAAGGGGTTCCCGCCATGAGCCAGTCCGTGACCGTAGTCGTCGATTCCGCCAAGGGCACCGCGAGGATGTCCGCTCCGCTCGTGCTGGGCAACACCTACGACCTGTCCTTCGACGGCGTGGCGGACGAATCGGCCGAAGTCGTCGTCCTGGGCCTCCCGCAGATCGCGGGGGAATGGGAACAGGCCGACAACCCGACGCCGCACGTCGCGGCAAGGAGCGACGGCGCGCGCCAGCTCGCCATGACGACGAAGGAGCTGGTGGAGGCGTTCCGCTGGGCGCGGCCGCATGCGCCGCACCCGTTCCCGCCCGCCGATCCGCGCAAGCCGGTCCCGCTTCCCGGCGCGCTCCTCCACGGGGCCGCGCATCCTCATGGGGCGGTCTGCCTCCACTTCTACGTGATCGGCGACGGGACGACGCTCGCGCAGGGGGACCTGACGCTCCTCTGGGCGCCATTCGAGTACGACGGCGACGGGAATCCCGTCATCCTGCAAGGGCCGAAGGGCGACAAGGGCGAGCAGGGGCCGCAAGGCCCGCAGGGCGAGCGCGGGGCGGACGCCGTCATCGCGACCTCGACCGGATGCGTGACCTTCCGCGTGGACCAGGACCCGGAAAGCCCGACCTACGGGCACCTTTTCGCCTACGCGGACAACGACTTCGAGCTTTACCACGACGGCAACCACTTAACCCCGCACTGGTGGCTCGGCACCGGGAGCGGACCGAACGATCTCGCCGGGCACCTGTACTACACCTACTACCCCGCCGACCCGGACACGGCTCCGACCGTCTGCGACCTCGGGAGCGTCATCGGCCCCATCGACCGGACGGCGCTGGATTTTCTCGCAACCCTCAAGGACAAAATGGAGGCAAGCCAGGTGACGACTCCCGCCCACAACGTCAACACGGGCCTCGCCCTCGCCAACGCCATCTGGGAAGCCCTCATCGAGACGGCGAGCCGCTACGCGGCGCTAGCGCTCGCCTGCCTCCTGCCGCTCCTGGCGTTCCTCTTGCCCGGCGAAGCGGCAGCCGTGGAAACGCTCGGCGAGATGGACCCGACGAACACCGTCTACACCTCGCAGGAAGTGGACCAGGCCATCGAGGACTCCGGCGGCGGATTTCCTCTCAAGGCCGACGCGGACTTCGCCGCCTTCAACGCGACGAACGTCGGCGGCATCCAGTTCGCCGGGTCCACCAACCTCCTCGCCTACGGCGACGGCACGCTCCTCTACGGCGGCGAGCCGGTCGTCGGCGTCGCCGACCTCGAAGCGGGCCGCAACATCGTCATCACCACCAACCAGCAAACCGACGTTCCGATCATCGCCCTTGCGGACAATCCGACATTCCTGGGCAATGTCACCATCGTCGGCGACTTCTCCGTCGGCCGGACTCAATACGTGAACACCGTCATCCACAGCAACAAGACCATCAACGCGGGGACGAACTACGTTGCGACGGAGATGCACACCACCAACCATGTCGCCCTGTACGTCACCGTTGTCACCAACATCGTTTCGACAAACACCGTGCACACCGTCGTCGAGATCGGCGGCAATGCCGACTATTCACGGGCCGCCTCCGTTCTCACCCCCTCCTTCACCATCGACAACGCCGACACCAACCTCCCCCCCGTCCTCACCGGCACGGGGACGTGGAACTTGACCGGAGCAACCGTTTCCCTCGGCATGAACGCCGTGACTTCCTTGAACGGCCTCTCCGGAGCGGTGACGCTCGTGCCTTCCAACAACATCTCCTTCACCACGAACGGGAGTTCCATTGCCATCAGCGCGAGCGGTTCGGCAGAGCGGGCGTGGACGACGCTCTACGACAGCGACGGGACGGCGAAGACGCCGACCGGCGAGGAGCCAATCAAAATCACGACGCACACCAACGATGCGCGCGTAGCGTGGACAAACGCCGAAACCATCGGCGGTCGGTCGGTCAAGGTCCTTTCCATCGGCATCGGGAGCGTGGTCGCCGGCGTCGCCACGCCGTGCATCGAGACGCCGGACGGGCGGCAATGGGTCGCGCAGGGGCGCTACGCGGCGAGCGGCGTTCCCACCCACGTCTGGGTGCCGCTCGTCAGCGGCGACGCGGCAACCCTCCGCATCGGGATGCCGGACGGGAGGATTTTCGAGATGGTCGGCAAGTACGCCGACGCCGAAAGCAACATCGTAACCCACGCTTGGACGGAGGTACTCGAATGATACGCCTGATACGCATTTGCCAATCCTTGGCAATCGCAGCACTTTTTTGCCAGACGTTGGCAAACGCAGAAAACGTCGGCGTCATGGCGGACGCCACTACCGGCGAAGTCTATCCGGCGGTGCTCGAAGCCCGCATCGCATCCGGGGGCGGCGGAGGTGGCGGGGGCGGTGGCGGAATGGGATGGGGCGAGGGATGCTACACCACCACCAACCTCGCCATGACGCCTAGCGGGAACGGCTACGTCGCGTTCGCCCTGGACACCACCTCGAACGACGTGACCCTCACGCTTTCCTCGCAGACGAATTTCCAATCGGTCGTGGTTCGCAAAATCTCGAACCTGCACGAGGCGAAAATCGTGGGGACGACCACCAACACCCTCACCTACGACGGGCAGACGCTGATTCTCGACTACTGGCCCGCGCTCTCGAACTGGTACTGGAGGACGTACTGATGAGTGAAGTTGAAAAGTTGAGTGTTGAAATGTTGAAAAGTTCAAGACCTTTCACCCCTTCACCCTTTCACCCTTTCAACTCCGAAGGAGGCGCGCAATGAGCCTCACCGCAACCGCCAAATGGATCCCGCCCGCGCGGGTCGCCATCGTCACCGCCTCCGACGGCCGCCGCTGCACGATGGGCAACGTCGCCACGCAGGCGGACGTGCAAAACGCCATCGACTTCGCCGTCGCCCGCTGGACCGCCGAAGACGAGGCCGCCGCGCGCGAAGCCGCCGAACGCGAAGCGCGCCGCCAGGCGTGGGAGTCCGACATCTCCGCCGAGGCCGTCAAACAAGCCGTCGCCAAGGCCGCCGCAACGCCCCACTTCGCCGGGTCCTTGACCTTCCTCAAACTCATCAAGCACAAGGAGACGTGCCCGTACTTCGCGGAAATCCTCGCCGAGATGGAGCGCCTCCGCGATGCCAGCCCCGACAACCCCGGAGAGGAGGAATAGCCCATGGCCACGCACACGCTCATTGCCTACACCCGCATGGAGGACCTCACCGGCCTCGCCAGCGGCGACACCATCTCCCTCAACGGCCACGTCCTGACATGCGAAACCGACCTCTCCGCCAAAACCGGCCTCTACGCCACCGGCACGGGCACCATCCGCCTCCTCGATGGCGGGAACTGCGATTTTTCGGGATCCAACCCGCTTCCCGCCACCGTCACCCTCGAGGGCGGGACGGAGGAAAACCCGCTGCCCGCCCACGGCGACTACGGCTATCCCCTCCGCGCGGCCGCGTGCATCAAGAATGCCGCGAACATTTTCGCCGGGCAAATCATCAGCCATTGCGAGGGGAATGCCTCCCGCGTGCCCTTCGCGCGGACAATCGCCTCGTCCGCCGGGAGCATGACGCTGGACCGCCCCGTGGATTGGGAAAGCGGCGATGCCCTGCTCCTCCTGAAAAGCGACGGGTCGGCCACCTTGGTCACGGCGGACGGCATCAATCACGATACCCGCGTCGTCACCCTCTCCACCACCGCCAATGCCGGGGTCGGCACCGTGGCCGCCCTGGCAACCGCAGGATTCGTCCTGCAAGGGGCGAGTGCGAATGGCGTGTACACCACCGGCCCCGTGAGCGGGGACGAACTGGGAACGGTCCAAGTCGGAACGAATTGGCGCGCCCAGCATTTCGCCGGCAACGTGGACGTGGGGCGGATCGTTGCCCCGTACACCGGGGACACTCTGTTTTCCACCAATGCAATCCGCGTCGGCACGCTGGTTTCGGGAATGAGCATCGCCTATTCCTCGTCCAATCCGGCGGCGGACATCGGCCGGATCGTCGGCGCGAGGATCGCTTCCGGGCCGGCAAGAGTGCGAGCCTTTGGCGGCGTGATTGCCGCCTCCAATGCCTTGTCCCCCACCTACGGACGCGTGGAGCTCTGCGATGTCGAACTGCCCGCAGCGCTGTACTCTTCGCTGGGCGGCAACTCCGAACTCTTCCTCCGCACCACGGAGCCGCGCACGTGCGTGGTGCACCGGGCGGGCGGGTTGGCCACCCTCGTCCAGCGGGCGGATTTCGCGGTCCCCACGAGCCTCCCGGACGCGTGGTTCCTCTCGCCGGTCGGCGACGGGACCGCGTGGCACGACGAGCCCGTCACCGTCCGCCCCGGCGAGACGCTGGCCGTCCAGTGGTACGCCATGCTGGGGGAAGATGGGGCGACGGCGGGCGTCCAGATTCTCGACGGCGAGTTTCCCGGCTTCGGGAGCATGGCCCTGGGGATGGGGCTGGCCGAATGCTTCGCAGAGTACGCCATCCCCGCCGCCACCGAGGCGTTGCGGTGGATTCCGCCGGTGAACATCGCCTGGCGGAACACTTCGCAGCGGACGCGGAAAATCGTCCTCCGCGGCTGGGCGCGCGGCGGCTCCGCCTACTCCCGAATCGGCACCGTGCAAGGGGGAATCGCGTGAAGGCGTGGGTGTCCATCGTGGTTGTGGCGGTGCTGGCGGCGCTGGTCGCGGGCATCTGCCTGTACGTCATCGAAGCAGTGAAAGGAAGCATGTCATGAAGAAACTGATCCGCAGAATCCGGTACTGGCTCAAGAAGCCGGTCGCGTGGGACAAGGCCGTCCATGCCTCGTGCTGGGACGGGAACAACGCGCAAAAGCGCATGATGAACATCCTCTCGCCGTTTTTCCCGGACGGGCAGTTCCGGGAATACATGGACTGGATGAAGGAGCGCGGGTGCGACACGGCGCACGTCATCCTGATCAATCTGGGCGACGGCGGGGGCTCGGGGTACAACTGCGCGCTCGACGAGTGGCATGCGGACACCGCGCGTCGGAGGATCCGCAAGCTGTTCCTCGAAGGGTTCGCCATCGTTCCGTGGATCATCACGGACGATTCGGCGGCATGGCTCAAGGACCTTTTCGCGCATCCGGAAGAGCGCATCGGCGCGCTTGCGGAAGCGGGCCTTTTCGACCACGCCAGCTACGTCGTGCTGGGGCTCGAAATGGACGAGGCCGGCAGCGCGGGCAACGCGGGCTGGCCGAAGGTGGCGGAAGCCCTGCGGAAGCACTTCAAGGGCAAGATCGGCACCCACCACACCAGCGGCAACACGTTCAAGTTCGCGGGGCTGGGAGACATCGTGCTGGGGCAACTTGACCCCGGCCGGGCGACGCCGTCCGCCATCGCGAATCAGATCCGCGCCATCCGCGCGCTCGGCAAGGAAGCCGTCGGCTTCGAGTACGCCCGCTCGCCGGACCGCACCAAGGCGCAGGCGGCGCTGGACGCCGGGGCCTTCGGCTGCGGGAACTGGTAAGGCGCCGGCCATCCCCCACTCAACCAACAACAACCACCACACAAACCAAAGGAACCAAACATGAAAAACAACTGGGCAACCATCGCCACCGTGGCGCTCACGGCCATCACCTCCATCCTCGTCGCGACGGGCATCCTGTCGGCGGACGAATCCAGCACGCTGACGACCTCCGGCACCGCCGCGGTGACGGGCATCGCGTCCTTCGTCACGGCGCTCGTCACCGTCATCCAGGCGCGGAAGAAGGGGAAAGGCGAATGACGGAAGTCGTCTGGCCAAACGCGGGAAGCTGGGCGCTTGCGGCATGCAGCGCCCTGGCCATCGCCGGGGCGTGCATTTTCCGCCGCTGGAAGAAGCAGGACGCGGCGAAGGAACGGCTGGACGCGGCCCAAGCCGCCGTCGAAGCCGCCCTCGCCACCTACAACTCCGCCGTGCGCCACGGAACGCCGGCGGATGCACGGGCGGCATCCCGCAAGCTGGAAGCGGCGCAGAAAACCCTCCGGGCGGCGCGGCAGGCGTTCATGGCGCTGTGCGTGGCCATGCTCTTCGCCGGCTGCGCGAAGGAACGGGTGGTCGAGAAGGAGACCATCCTGCGGCTCGACGAGCACGTCCGGCTCGTGCAACCCGGCGACACCGTCCCGGATTTCCCGGACGGCGAGACGCGCTGGTGGCTGCTGACGCCGACGGGGCTTGAAGAGATGCTCCCGAAGGGAGAGTGAACCATGTGCACCGACCCGAACGCCGCGAAGGAAATCGCGGAAATCAAGGCGGAGATCGTGAACCTCGAGCACCGCATCCTGGAGCTGGAACACGCCGTCAACGGCGACGGCTCCAAGGAAAAGGGCATCGTACCGCGGCTCGCCGCCATCGAAACGAAGCTGAACGCCCTGCTGTGGCTCCTGGGCACCGCCGTCGGCGCCATCGCGACCGCGGCGGGGAAATACCTTTTCGGAGGATGAAACCATGAGCGTTGCAATTGATCTCGGAAACGTCAGGGGCTTCGGCGGCCCCCAGGGAGAACCCGGCGCAGCCGGTGCGAAAGGGGCGGACGGCTCGACGATTCTCCACGGAACCGGCGCGCCGGACAACAACCTCGGCAACAACGGCGACTACTACCTCGACGCGCAGGGCGGGCACCTCTACCAGAAGACCGCCGGCGCATGGGGCGAAGCATTGGCCACGTTCTGCATGGGTTCGCTGGAAACGGAAACCATCGATTTCCTGGACAATGAGCATTGGGAAATCTGGAGCAACGCCCTGCGGAAAGAACGGGACAACGACACGCGGGATTTCTTCACCCCGTCGACGATCAGCGGAAGGAGCGACGTCGTCCGTGCGGTCAAAAAGGCGGGAACGGTGATGCTCACGGTCACGCGAAAGCGCTTCTACAACCAGGAGACGGCGGCCACTGCAGGCAACTACTACTACCACTTCAAGGACTTCGGGGCCGACGGCGGGCCGGACCACCACAACTTCGGGCCCATCCTCCCCGAAGGTTGGCGGCCGGCGGCCGACATCTACTTTCCATACGATGCCATCGGCTCGAGCGGCGCCCGATACCACGGTCTGTTCCGGCTGATGCCGGACGGGTCGTTCGGAGAACGCGCTCTCTACAATTCGTCGGGCACAGCCGCCGGCGACGTGAAGCTCGACGCGCTTTTCTTCAGCGTGACGTTCCTCGCGGAGATCTAGCATGACGAAAGTCCAGCTGTACAACCGGGCGCTTGCGCTGTTGCCCCACGACATCCTCGTATCGGAAGAAAACGAGGAGTCGACGGAGGCGATGCGCTGCCGCCAGCATTTGGACGCGGCGAGGAAAAGCGTCCTCACCGCCCGCGAGTGGGGATGGCTCGTCCGCGAGACGCCCGCCTGCAACGGGGCGTGTTGGGGCGGAAGCTGGATGTACGACAGCCCGTCCGACGCGCTCCTCGTCCTCGGCCTCTGCACACCGGACGGGCGACGGGTGCGCGCCGACGCGGTCAACGGCGGCCTTCGCTCGCTGGAGCCGTTCGCCGCCGTCCGGTATCTTCCGGACAGCCAGAACCCCGACGACTGGCCGTTCGCCGTCCAGGAAGCCGTTGCGGTGGAGCTGGCGGCGCGCATCTGTCCCGTCCTCACCGACAACGCCCAGCGGAGCGCCCAGCTCCGGCAGGAGGCCGTCGCCAGGCTGGAAGAGGCCGGGCGGCAGGACGCCCAGCAGACTTCCTGCGGCGGGGGCGACCCGCTCGTCTTCGTCCACGCGCGGAGGTAGGGCATGGCGCAGCGCATCGTCCGCAACAGCTTCGTTGCCGGGGAGATTTCCCCGGAGCTCTGGGGAAGGCACGACGTCGAGATGTACCACCATGCGGCCGCGCGCATCGAAAACTTCATCCCCAGGCGGACGGGAGGATTGCGCAAACGGGCCGGGACGGAACTGGTTTGGCACATTGCCGGAAGCGCGGGAGAAGCGCGCGACTACCGCCTCGTCCCCTACCGCTACGACAAGGACGCCTGCGGCATTCTCGCGCTCTACCGAAAGGGCACGGGAACGCAGGTCTTCTGGCGCTTCTGGTCCAGCGCAAGCGGAACGGCCACGAACGAGGCCGCCGTGCCATTCCTTTCCGTCACGCGCAGCGTCCCGCTTTCCGCCATCCGCCACGAGCAGATTGGCGACACGGTTTTCTTCACGCTGACCGGAACGAGAGCCTTCACGGCAAAAGTCACGTTTTCCGCCGGGACCGTCCACTGGGAGCAGCTGCATACCGAAATCGCGGTCTCCGATCCGCCGGCGCTTTCCACGACCGCGTCCGGATTCGGCAGCGGCGACAACTACGTCGCCGGCTACCGCGAATACGCGCTCTGGGGCGTCAAGGACGGCATCCGGTCGGCAATCCGCACGCGGAGGCAGACCATCACGCTGGCATGGGCGGCCGGAGCCTTCGTGGACGTCTCGTTCACCCCGGATTGGGGACACCACGACTACTACATCCTCGGCAAGCTCCAGGGCGGCCAATACGGCGAGGTGGCGCGCTATTACCCGGACCTCGACAACGGATCGCGCGCGGACATCCGCAACTACTACGGCGGCAGCCAGAGCGCCACGGGAACCATCGACGGGGTGACGCACACCGCGGCGCTGTCCAGCGTCGCCACGGCGTGGAAAACGACGGACGCGGACGCCATCGGCGCAAACGGGCGGCACGCATGCGGCTCCTGGGTGTCCAGCATCGGAGCCCAGCACAACGTCGCCACGGCAAAAGTGCTGTCCCTCAAGGTGTGGTTCGGGGCGAAAATGACCCACGAGGAAACGGACCCGGACACGAATGCGACGTCCACGGTCGTTTCCAACGTCGGGTATCCGGACGCGGTCCATGCCGTGCTCTACAAGACCAACGGAAGCGGCGACATCATCGCGGAATGGGACGTGACGCCCGGATACAACGAAGTGCCGACGAAACTCGACATCCTCGCCCCGGTGGCAAACGCAGGCGGATACGCCCTCCACTTCTTCACGGACGGCACGCGGACAACCTCCGTGGCCGTCCCGATGCGTGGACTTGTCCTCTGCACGGACATGGCAAGCCGGACGTTCCACGACGACAACATCAGCCCCGGCTCGCTGGTCGGGGAACAGGACCTGCTGAAAGTCGGGGCATCCGGCATGGACGTCAATCTCGTCACCACATGGCAGCAGCGGCTCGTCGCGGCCGGATCCGCGGAAATGCCCTTCACGCTCTGGTTCTCCGCGGCGGGCGACCTCTACAACTTCTACGTGGACCGTCCGCAGGTGTCCGACAACGCCTTCGAAGCGACCATCGCCAGCACCGAGGCGAACAGGATCATCCACATCGTCGCGCAAAAATGGCTCCTCGCCTTCACGGAAAGCGGGGAATACACCATCGGAGCGGCCAACGGGACGCTGGCGTACAACACCATCGACATCAAACGGATTTCCGGCGTCGGAGCCCACGACGGCATCCCCCCGGTCACGACGGAGAGCGAAGTGCTGTTCGTCGCGCACGACGGCCGCAGCGTCTACAAGATGGACTACACGCTGGAACGGGACAGCGTGGTCCCGACGGACCTTTCCCTCCGGGCGGAACACATCGCGGCGAAGGCGGGCATCGCGGCCATCGCATGGCAGCGGTACCCCGACAGCGTCCTCTGGTGCCTGCTCGCGGACGGCTCGCTCGCAAGCATCACGTTCTGCCCCGAAGAAAGCGTCTGCGCCTGGGCGCGCCACACGCTCGCCGGCGGGGACGGCTTGAAAGCCGTGGACATCTTCGGAAGCGGGAGCGTCAGCAGCGCAACCGGCACGGCGACGACCAGCGACATCTTTCTCGTCCTCGTCCACCCCGACAGGCCGGGCGACGTCTGGGTGGAGAGGCTCCGCCCATGCGTGAACGTCGACGAACCGCCAATGGATGCCGCGACGTGCGCCGACCACTTGGGGTATGACGCGACCGACTTCCCCGCCGGGGAAGACCCGCGCGGCACGGTCGAGGCGAGTTTCGAGACCATCCGCTTCGAACCGCCGCAGGCGGACACCATCGGCAAGGCGGCCGCACAGTACGAGGCGACGTTGCGGATCCTCCGGAGCGGCATCGTGGCCGCCAGGCCCGTCTCGGAACCGGACGCCCGTGAAGCGGAGTGGCGCAGCACGGCGTTCCAGTCCCGGAAAACACCGGTGGAAACGGGCGGAACGGTGCTGCTGGTGCGGAGCGATGTCCGCATTTCCCCGCAGGTGGTGCACAACAGGGAAGGACGATTCGAAATCCGGAGCGCGGACCAGTGGCCCTGCGACATCCTCGCGCTCTGTCTTCTGGGCAACTTCGGCACGATGAAGGAAGGAGGCTGACATGTGGGGTGCAATAGCCGGAGCGATCGGGCTGGGAGCCGCAAGCGGATTCCTCCGGGATTACCAAGAGAACGCGGCCAACCGGCGAAACGCCACGGCGCTCCGCCAGCAGGCCGGCATCTACGGAGGGATGGCCGAATCCCAGATCAAGGCGGCATCGATGTACGCCGGACAGGCCCGCATGGCCGCCGCATTCGGGCGGAGCAACGCGAAAAACATCCGCCTCGCGGCGGCCCATCTCGACCGGTTCGAGCAGCTGGCGCTCCACCACGCGACGCTCGAAGCCCGCGCGCGCGTCGGCGAAGGACGGACGGCCTTCGCCGCAAACGGCGTCCTCGTCGATTCCGGCTCCGCCGCCAGGTGGGAGCAGGACGAAGCCGCGGACGCCGCGCTCGAGCAACTCGACATCATGCAGCAGTTCGAGGACCAGGGCTGGCAGTACCGCACCCAGGCCAACAAGGCGCTCGCTGAAGGCTACGCCGCAGCAGCCGGCCACGCCGGGGCAGCGATGGGCGCCGCCGGCGAGGCCTACGCCTCTCGGCTCCAGCAGTCCGCCGCGCTTTCGCAGGCGAACAGCCTTCGGAAGAAACACTGGTACAACACCATCGGAGGAATCTTCGGCGGTCTCGGTGGGGTGATGGCGTCGTGGGCCGGAGACGAGATTGCAAGCGCCTCCGCCAGTAGCAAAGCCGCCGCAAACGCATCGGGAAGCTAAAGGAGGAGATTCCATGCCAACCGTCAACCTGAACCGCATGTACAAGGTCCGTTCGCAGGAACGGAAGCCCGTGTTGAATTCCGTCAACGTCCCGGACGCGGCCGGCGCGTACCTCCGAGCCGTCTCCCCGGCGCAACGGGCGCAACTCGGAATCGCGGAAGCGAATGCACGGCTTGCAAACGACAAGACGCGCTCGTGGGTGGAGGGCCTGAGAACGGGCCTCCGCACCGGCGTTGATGCGTTCAACGCCTACGCGAGAGCCAAGGAGCGGCAGGACAACGTGCGGGGGCGGGAGTTCCACAACGCGCTTCTCAAGCACATGGCGGACAACGCCGATGCCATCGCAAGCGAGCCTTACGCGCCCGTGGAAACCAAGGATGGAAAGACGACCTACAGCGGCCCGTTTTCCAAGGCGATGGAAGTGCTGGAAGGCTTCAAGGAAACGGATGCCTACAAGATTCTCGATCACGTCGGCAAGGAGAAGCGCGCCGAACTGGAAGACCTGTACGCGCGCGAGTGCTACAAGATGCAGACCGAAGCCGCCAACGCGCAGGCCAAGCTGGCGAACGCGCACGCGCTCCAGGAGGTGAACAAGACGGCATCCCTGCGCGACGGCGCTCTCGACCGGGAGCGGGGTGGCGCCTGGAAAGACTGGGCGGATCGGGAAACGGATGCCCAGAACGCCCACGAAGAGCTGGACCGGATCGAACTCGGCCTGAAAGACGCGCGCGGCGGGAAATTGCGAGAGGAGACGGGAGCCGACACCGCCGAGCTCGCGGACCGCCGGTCGAAACGCCACGACGGCTACCTGCAAGCGCGCGTGGAATACCTGGCCGACCTCTACGCCGAAACCGGCGACACGGTCTATCTGGCGGAAATCGAAAAATGGGGCAATGAGACGGAAGGCGGGTTCTCCGGGGACGCAGACCGTCTCCGCGCACGCGTGCTCGCAAAACAGGCGGAGAAGGCCAACGCCAGCAAGCTCGAACAAGACGACATGGCGACGATTTCCGCGCAGGCGGGGACCATGCAGGCGTTCGCGTTGACATTGAACGAGGGCGAACACGAGGCCCAGCGGCAAGCACTGGAGTCCGTCGAAGCCAGTTTGAAGACCCCGCAGGCGAAGGCCGAGTGGCGCCAGAAAATGGCGGGGCTGAAGAAAGCCGCGAACACGAATCTCCTCGTGGCAGCGGCGGCGAACATGGGAACGCCGGAAGCGCGGGACGGATACCTCGCGCAACTCGAAGCGCGCCTCGACAAGGACTATGCCACCGAGGCGGAGAAAAACCCGTGGCGCAGGCAGATTGCCGACGCGCGGGAGGACAACGAACTCCTGGACTTCAAGACGCTCGCGGACTCGACGATGCGCGCCGCCGATCCGAACGACTTCGCCGCCCAGACGGGAGCCGTCAGGGAGCTCGAGAAATCGGCAAAATCCCTCAAGAGCGAAAGGGCCAAGCAATACGCATACGAGCGGATCATGTCCGCCACCACCCAGACGGTCCGGCTCGCCGGAACCAGCGACAGCGCCGCCGCAAAAGCGCTTTCCGAACGCGAGACCGCCCGGAAGCAGCAGACGTCGGCGTTGCTCAATTACGTCAAGTACGGCAGCCGGGACGGCGGGGAATTCAAGTCCAACGACGTCCTGGACATCATGCGCGAATTCCACAGGCTTTCCGCGCAAATGACCCCGGACGAGGCGCGCGAAATCGGCGCCGCGCTCGACGAACGGATCAAATCGGCCGGACGCGACGTCCCGTCGGCGAAGGAAGTCCGGGAGGTGTTCGAGTGGCTCGGGTGGACGAAGGGCGAACTGGACAAGACAATCGGCGAGCTCGAGGGAAACGCTGTCCGCGAATCGGCGGAGGCGCTGATCCTGCGGAACGCAGGCGGGGCGTGGGAGATTTCCGCGCAACGCTTCAACGCCAAGGACGACACCCAAAGCGGAGAACGCGACGGCTTCGCCGCGTTCGACATCGCCGGAACCGTACGGGACCAGCAACTCGGCAAGGACGACATCTCCTACATCTTGGGCGTCATCCACAAGTGCAAGAAAGCCGCGCTCCTCACCGGCAACGACTACATGCCCGAAATCCGCAAGCAGCTGGCGGACGTGAAGGAAAAACACCGGCGCGATTCCGTGCTTGCGGCCATCCGGCAGGCGCAAAGGACCATCGACGGCGCCGGATGGATGTTCGACCGTCCCGCGGAGTATTCCACGTGGCGACCCACCCCAGAGAGCAAAGGCTATCCCGTCCCGGCGGAATCCGGCAATGGCAAGGAGTAAGCGCAATGCCGATCAGCACGCAATTCATCGACGAACGCCGCATCAGGTCCGCCATGAACGTCGGACCGATGGACGGGGAGGAAGAACAGCTGTACGCCCTCGACGTCCTCTCGCGGGGGAACGCCAACGCGCTCCTCGGCGACAAGAACGACCCGCGGGAGCTCCAGCAGCTGCTCGCCGATTTCCAGAACGCCGCCCGGACGCAGGACCCCAGCAGCATCTGGACGCAGGAAAAGCGGGAATGGCTCGCGCACGAAGGCGACGACGCGTGGCGGCTGGCGCGGGCGAAGGAGCGCCTGCACTCCGAAAGCATCGGGCGGAAGTTCGCGCGTGCGTTCAACGAGTGGGAAGTCGACGACGAGCAATGGAAGCTCGCCAGCGAACGCGACCGCATCGACTACAACATCTACACGGCCAACATTTCGCGCTGGGAGCGGGAGGCAACATCCCTCTTCGCTGGCGACGACCGGAAGGAATTCGCCAAGGCCAAGGCGCAGGAAGCGCGCACGTGGCTGGAGCAGTTCACCGGACGCCTGCGCGACCAGGCGACCATCGCGCAGTACGAGCGGGAGATGGACGGCCGGAACATCGTCTTCGCACTCCCCGCCCTCAAGGAAGGCTTGAGCGAAACCGGCAAGTCCATCGTGGACAGCGCCGTCGCCAACGGCATGAAGTGGGACGATTCCCGGTGGGGCGACTTCCGCGACCTCCCGCAGGAGGAGCAGACGCAGATCGCCTCCGTCATCCTCGCATTGACGCAGGAGCGCGACATCGGCGCGTGGGGCCAGTTCTGGCGGAGGGCGGCGCACATGGCCAAGGAAGTGTGGTGGGATTCCCCCGCCGACACCGCCGCGGCCGCGACGCAGGCGTGGTTCACGGACCGCAACTACCAGGACGAAGTCGCGTCCCGCGCCAGGCGGCGCCAGCTGCTCCAGGACAAGTTCAAGGATCTCGGGACGTGGGGCAACGCGTTCGCCGAAGCGGGCGGCATTCTCGGATACGGAAGCGCGTTCCTTCCCTCGGGGCTGGCCGGACGGGCGAGCAACGTCGCCGCCCGCATGTCCGCCTCCGCCGGCGGAGCCGCCAGGGCGGCGCAGCTGGCAGGCAAGACGGCGGAAGCCGCGGAGCTGCTTGCGAAGGGGCAGAAGCTGGCGAACGTTTCCCGCGGGCTTTACGTCGGATCCGCGGCGCTCGCGAAGATGGGGACGGCGCTCTACGCCATCGACAACCAGAGCCAGTACCTGCAGCGCATCGCGCTGGACGGCGGCGACGTGTCGGACGCCGCCACCCAGATCGCGGCGTGGTCGTTCGGCGTGGCCTCGGCGATGGTCGAGAACATCCAATGGGAGCGGTTCGGCGGCGTGCGCGGCCTCGACGACGCACAGATCAACGCGTACTCCAAGATCGCCCACAGCCTCTTCGGCGGAACGCTGGAAAGGTACGGCATCCGCGACGTCGCCGGTCTCTCCCTCGGGAAGGCCCTCGGCACGGTCCTCCTCGAACGGATCTCCGCGACGGGCTTCGAGGCGTTCGAGGAAGCCATCCAGCAGACGATGGAGGAAACGGTCGTCAGCTTCGGCGTCAACGGCGAGGTGCGCCTGGCCGACGCCATCGGGCAGGGCATCGACGCGTTCACGCAGAGCCTCGCCCCGATGGCCCTGACGATGCTGGCGGGCACGCTCAACAGGGGAAGCGCCGCGGCGCTCTCCCCCTCGTTCGACCTGAACCAGCAGGAGAAAATCTACACGGCGGCGGAGCAGGTCGTCCGCTGGATGAAAAACGGCAGCTGGAACACCGACTGGGCGGACGACAAGGAGAAGAAAACCGCCATTGCGGACCTCTCGGTGATGTTCGGCCGGTGGGGAACGGCGGAAAGCGACGAGGACGCCTTGCACGTCCTCCAGCGGATGGGGATGGGAAAAGCCGACGCGCAGCGCTTCGACGCCATCTTCCGATCCATCCGCGGCGGGGCGTTCGACCTCTCGCGGGAAACGGGCGCGCGGCAGGACGAACTCCTGCCCGGCGGGATGCTCGGGGAATCCGCCTCGGCGGTCCTCGCCATGACGAGCGAAAACATGAAGGGCGGGAAGGCGGAAGTCACGCCGGGGGAAGACGGCTCCGAAACCATCGAAAGCACGGTGACCATCGGCGGGAGGACGGTGCGGCTCGTGGAAGACGTCCGGAGGGAGACCGGCAAGATCGGCATCAACGACGACTTGACGCAGATCGACGAATCCGCGGCGCGCTCCTTCGTCGCCTCCATGCTCCAGACCTCCAGCGCGACGATCCGCGCCGCGATGGATGCGTTCGGCCTCGGCAAGCACACGGCGGAAGAAATCGTCGCCGACAAGGACCTCCTCGGCAAGGCGCAGGCCGTCAAGGAAGCGTTCGACCTCCGGGAAAGCGGCAGCACGAAAACGACCAGCGTCGAGACGGATGCGGCCGGGAACGTGACCGCCGTGCACGTGGGCGTCGCGCTCGACCCGAGCGCCACGCGGGCGACCATCCGCCACGAACACACCCACGCCATCGAGGAAGTCCTGAAGGCGGTCGGCCTGTCGGAGGAAAACGCGCGGAAGCTCGCAACATCCGCTGTCAGGAGCGCATTCGTTTCGGACGCGCAGAACCGGGAGCAGGCGAAGAAGGGGGCGACCATGTCCCCGCAGATCGAAGGCGAGCGCTTCAACGAGGAAATGGCGCCCGTCGTCGCGGAAATGCTGCGGACGGAATCCGGCGGCCCCGTCGCAGACGCGGCGAAGTGGGCGTGGAACGCGGCGAAGGGGCTCTTGGGCTTGCAGAAGAAGCGGCAGGCCAGCCGGACGGCCGTTGACTTCCTCCTCCACGCCATGACGACCGGAAACTTCGAGAACCTCGACGAGTTGACGTTCGAGACATCCGCAAGCGACGAAATCCTGCGGGAAATCGAGGAAGGAACCGGAAACGGGGAAGACGCCGGAACGGCCGCGGAAACGGCCGCAGAGGTTGCAACGCCGGGAGAAAACGCACCGGAAGCGGGAGAGCCTTCCGGGGACCAAGCTCCCGCCGAAGGGGACCAAGTTCCGCCAGCCGAAGGGGACCAAGCTCCCGCCGAAGGGGACCAAGTTCCGCCAGCCGAAGGGGACCAAGCTCCCGCCGAAGAAGCCGCCCCGGAGGAGCCGGGGCAACCCGACGTCCGGGACGTCGCGCGGAAAATCCGGATGCGCGAGCCGGTGACGTTCGACGAGATGGCGGCCATCCGCAAGGCAAACCGCGCCATCACGACCGGCGTCATGATGGAACGTGGATACCGGCGGGACCAGCGCCTCGGCGTCTGGAAGTACTGCAAGGACCTCGACAAGCCGCTCGACGAGCGCGACAAGCCGCAGAAGCCGTATGTCGGCACGGACGGCGAAACGCACGACCCCGCAGCCGAAGCGGCCAAGGGCGCGGAAAGCGATCTTGCCGGGCACGAAACCATCGAAGCGGAACAGGATGCGGAGGCCGGGACGCAGCGCCATCTGATGGTGGCGTCCGCGAAACGGCACTCGCTGGCGGCGCTCGAAGACATCGCGTCCGGGAAGGAGTACGGCACCCTCCACAATTCCGTGTACGGGGAAATCCGGTATCCGCTGGGACGGATGGGGAAAAACGGAATGGGATTCCTGCACATCGTCGAACAGCGGATGCGCAAGGATGGCGCGACGCTGGAAGAAGCCATCGAAACGGCCCAACGGGTCGGCATCGCCGCCGAAATCGGCGTGGAAACCGCAAGCAGGAAAAATACAAGGTGGCTCGACCACGAGGGAACCAGGGCCATTATCGCCCTGACGGACAACGGAAATCCCATCATCACGGGGTACGAAATAAGCGCGGATGAAACACCGGCCGCTTATCCGTCCACCGATGCCCTCCTACCGACCCCCCTGGATGGCAAAGAGTCGATAGTCGCCGCGCTCAAGGAAAGACTGGCTCTCGAGCGGCAGAAGGTCAACTCCGAAAATCCGGGGCGGCAGATGGTGGGAGGGCGCCTCCCGTCCCCAGAGTTCGCGATGGACGGGACCATCGCCGACGCGCTGCCGGCGCACCTGCGAGAGGACGCGCGCGCCATCATCGCGGAGAAGGCCAACACGCCCGCGTGGATGGTCGAGCCGGACGGGACGCCGACGGACCTCAACGAGCGCGACTGGTTGCGCCGAGAGGCCGAGGCGAGGCACGCCGCGGGGCGGAGACTCATGATTTCCGGCCTCTACACGGGGAGCGCGGCGGACTATGCCCAGCGCGACGAAAACGGCAATATCGTCAATGGGCCGAGCCTGCACTATGTCGGAAGAGGGACTGGCAGCTCATATTATGGGTGGGGGTTGTATGCCACTTCTGACAAAAATGGAGCAAATACCTATGCAAACAAAGTATCAGGTCAAACCGAAGAAGGGCGCCCTTACCGATTCCGCAACAAGAAGAATGGCTGGACAAGCACTCTCGCAAGAATGCAACAACTCGGACTTGCAGACTCAGACGGAAGCTTGACAAAAAAGGCTATAAGGGAAGGGTGGATTCCAATTGCACCAATTGGCCCCCACGTCATTTACGAACAAACATTTTTTACGAATCGCACAACGCCTGAAGAAACGGAGCGCCATTTGCTGGATTGGGACACGGAAGTTCCCTCCGAACAACTCAAATGGGTGAAAAATGCCATTGAAGAAGTGTCTGACGATAAGATTGAAGAATTCCTAGATAAGATCGCTCTAGTCGAAAGCGACGATGGAATCATTACCGGGGAGGCATTGTATCAAGCCTTGAGTGAAACTCTCGGTTCACCCCAGGGAGCTTCCGAATTGCTCGTCAAGGCCGACATTGACGGCATAAAATTCAATGACAATTCAGCTAACTACGTCTCCTTCCGCGATGACAACATCCGCGTGGACCACAAGTGGGTGGCCGGGAAGCAGCGCTACCAAATCGCCGGCCGCACTGGCGCGGAGCGGCTCGGCATCCGGGGCCTCGGCGACGCGGAGGCGATGGAGCGCAGCGGCGCCACGCGCGAGGAAATCTGGCGTGAGACCGGCTGGTGGCGCGGCCGGGACGGGGAATGGAGAATCGAGATTCCCGACATCCGGATGCGGGAGGGCTGGAAGGAGAAGCTTGAACGAGGCATGACGCCGCTGGCGCAGCTGGTCGATAGCGAGACGGTGCAGGCCTATAGCCTCGGCAGCCTCTATGTGCGACTCGACAAGAGCATGGACGGAATGAAGGCCGGCATGTTCAACCCAGCCACCTTTGAAATCATCCTCAACGGCAATGACAAGTTGACGGAGAAAAAGGTCTGGACCACGCTGGCACATGAAATCCAACACGTCATCCAGAGGATGGAAGGCTTCACTGGCGGAGCGAACTTCGAAGACGAAATCCGCCGCAGGGAAAACCCAGACGACAAGGTGCGCCTCCACGCCGCCATCGAGCGCACGGAAGCGGCGGCGAAAGAGGTGCGGGACGCTATCGCCGAATTCATCCAGAACCACGCCGAGGACTGGTTGCAGCGCTTCTACGAGGCCACCGTCGACGGGAATGGCCGAATCAAATACCCCGCCGGGATGCCCAAGGACGACCGCCCGCGCATCAACGGGCGGATGATCCGATCGCTGGCCGACATCGGCAAGGCCGTCAAGAAAGCGCTGTCCAAGCGTAACGAAGGAGAGCTCAAGCATCTGTTGGAGGACAATACGTTCCGCGAAGTCGCCAACGACGTTGGCGCGGACGAAATCGCCGGCATCCTGCAGGCGGACGACAACGGGGAATACTTCTACGAGGGCGTCACGGCGGAGATGGTGGCAAGGCTGGACGCCGCGTTCCGAGAAGCGCTGGCGGGGCCACGGCAACGGCTGGTGGAGAGTGGCGACGAGTGGAGCGAAATCGGCGAGCGCCTCTGGCAAGCGCATAAAGATGGGATGCGTGCCTACCGCGAAAATTGGGGCGAAATCGAGGCCCGCAACGTCGAACGGCGCCTGAAGATGTCGGCCGCGGAACGCGCCGCAACCCCGCCGTGGGAGACGGAGGACGTGCCGGAAGAGCGGCAGATCGTGCGGAACGAACCGGCCGGCGTCCAGAAGAAGGCCGGAACGGCGTACCCGGACGCGGGGGCGGAGATTGACCGGATCGGAAAGCCGCTCATCGCCGTGCACGGGCTTTCAACCGAGAATCTCCTCAAGGCAATCGATGCCGGATTCTTCGTCAATCCGAGCATTGCCCTGGTGACCGAAACGGCCGGATGGGACAAGGGCGGATTCTTCGAGCGGGACGAAGACGCAAGCGCATTCGTGATTTTCGGGAAGCCGACCATCGACCGGAGCACCGTGTACGAGGGCGACGCCGGAACGCCGACGTTCGGCGACCTCGCCGGGGACGACATCGAAGCGCTCCGCCGCGACTGGGCAAACGCAAGCGGACGGGACACCCCCAGCGACCTGGAACGCGAGCGGCTCCGGCTCTCCGCGGCGGACAGACAGCTCGAACTGGCCCGGAAAATCCGCGGCATGCCGGAAGGGAAGGAAAAGAGGGCGCTTCTCAAGGAATGGCAGAAGATGTTCGAGAAGAACGGCTTGCTGCCGTACTCGGAGGCGAAGCCCTGGCGCAACGTTCCGCTGTCGGAGGCCGCCGCCGTCCTTGTCGGCAAGGGGCTTGACGCGGAAACGAAGGCGAAAATCAAGGCGGCCGGATTCAAGAAGGTCGTCGAAATCAACACCTCGGACCCGAGAGCCGTGCGGAAGGCCGAACTGGAACATGCACCGCGCTTCCAGATCGGCGCCAACCGGCGGAAGGGGTACGGGGAACTCCTCGCGAAGAAGCGGCCCGACCTCGACGCGGAACAGGTGCTCGCGGAACTCGACAAGTACGACGACCCCAAGAAGGAAAAGCTGGCGCTCCACTGGGTCATCCGCGGGACGGTCCAGCTGCCGGAAGACGAGTACAAGGTGGACGAGGCGCTATCCGTCGCCGCCAAGGCCAAGGCGGACCCGTTCGCCTACGCCTCGCCGATGGAACTCATCCGCGAGCACAGCCGCTTCCGCAGCGCGAACATGCCCATCGACCCCGACACCGTGCCGGAACTGACCGACAAGCGAGACATGGGGCACGGGGTGACGACCTACCTCGTCCGGGACGACGAGGCCGGGCAGAAGGCCGTGCGCGAAATCCTCAACACCCACTACGGGAAGAACTTCTCGCCGTGGTGCCTCCTCCACGGCGACGGCCACGGGGGACTGAGCAGCCAGGCGTGGGACTACTGGAACAAATACAACTCCCTCCCCAAGCGCGTCGCGTTCCAGAACGGGAAAATCATCGCGTTCATGGCGACGGCAAGGCAGATCAGGAATCTGCCGCCGGCTGTTCACGACAGATTGTTCCGGCAACACCGTGATGAATATCACAAGTGGCAGCAGGAAAACCCGGAACTGGCAGAAGCATGGTCGTTCTCGGACTGGGCGATCAAGAACGGCATCGCGGGGCCGGAGGAATGGTGGGACACAGACGACAATTCCCACGAAGGAATCCCCGTAACCGTTCCGGTCGAAGGAGATCCGCTTGGTCGTGTCCACCATGCCGAAATCCGAAGCGACGGGACGATAGAAGATGTTCGTGGGGGATGGGAACGGCATACCGACGACATAGACGAAGAGTGGGTTGGATTCAGATACACCCGAACGGAAAAGACAGACAGCGGGCAAAAGGCGACGACGTGGTACTTCGGCGCCGGCGTCGGCTATGAAGAGACAGTCGACGTGGAAGACACCAGGGGGCACGAAACCAAGGAACTGCTCGCCCAGGGCGGTCTCCAAAGCGACGGCTTTTTCTTCTACAACGAAGGAAACCGGGAAGAAATCAAGCAAGGACACATCGGCGCCTTCAAGGAGGCAAACCTTCATGGCCGGCATGAAAGGGGAAAAGTCACGTTCGCGGAAGGGAGTCTCGGAGACGTTGCCATCCAGGCGAAACTCGACCCGGCAAGCGGGGAATGGGACATCCGGCACAAGGGCGACATCGGCGAAGCGGAAATCCGTGCGAAGTTCGACGCGTGGCGGAAGAAGTTCGAGGCGATGGTCCAGCGCCCCGCCGACAGCATCGGGCCGGAAGAGCAGGCGCCGGAAGGCGGCGGGCGGAGGCTGCAAGTCCAGGCCGCGGCGATTCCGGAAGAAGGCATTTCCCACCAAGATGCCGTTGCCGCGATATCGACCCTGCGGGGGAAGGCGTACGTCAATCGACAGACGGGAATCGAGGCGCGTCTTGCATCGAAAGGCGCAGGAAAACTCATCAGCAACGATGCTGTTGGCAAAACGCTCAGAAACGGCTTTACGGCACGTCAACACAACGCACTTGCGGCCAAAATCGACATCCTCTTCGAGAATGCCATGCTGGCCGAAGACCGCCCTGACAAGGATGGGGACCCCAACATCAAGAGCATCAAACGCTTCGTTTGTCCCGTCGCCATCGGGACGGTCGATGCCGCGGCATGGATTACCGTGAAGGAATCCACCGAACACGGGCACCGCATCTATTCCGTGGAGGGCATGAAAATCGCGGCGCTGTCCCCTACGGTGAAAAGAGTTCTTGCGAACCGCAATTCGGCTGACAACGCCGCAACACCCGCGAGTCAAACTCCCGGCGGAGAGGATGTCAAGGGAGAAAACGAAGACCCGCAGCGCCGCATGGCGCTCCGGGCGGGATTCTCCCTCTGGGACGACGCCGAGCGGATGACGACCGGCAACGACCGGCTGGTCGGCCTCGCCGCCACCATGATCCTCGCCGGGCGCGAGAAGGACCTCGCGGGCAAGCTCGCCCCCGTCGGCAAGGAGCTCGAATGCGACATCACCGCGGAGGAAGCCATCGCCCGCGCGCGCAAGCTCCTCGGCGGGGAAGCCGCCCGCCGCGCGAAGGAACTCCTCGACGCCGGGAAGGCACGCGAGGCCGCCGCCACCCTCGGCCAGGCCGCGCAGGTCGCCTCTCCCGCGGACGCGCTCATGGCCGCGATGACCAGCGGCGCCATCACCGCCAACAAGGGTCAGCGCATCCAGCAGGCGGCGCTCGTCGCCGTCCTCCGCAACGAACAGGGACTGGACTGGGAAGAAATCTCCGAGGCGACCGGCGTCAACTGGATTGCCGCCCTCCACCAGCGGCTCGTCGAAGAAATGGCGAAGCCCAAGGCGGACAAGGGCAAGGTGGATCTCGATCAGGAACTCGCCGCCGTCGAAGGCGGGGAAGCCGCCGGCGGGGACGAAGACGCGGACATCCCGCTCGAGAAGCTCCCGGAAGACCATCCGCGCCGGAAGGCGGCCGAAGCGAAGATGGCGGAGAGGCGCGCGAAATTCCGCCGCGTCGTGGAGGCCGCCAAGCGCGAACGCGACGCCCGCCGCGAGAAGGCGGAAGCCGAAGCGGAGAAGCGCAGGAAGAAGGCCGAAGAGGCCGCGCGCAAGGCGATGGACGAGGCCGCGGAAGACAAGGGCGGAGCGGACGGCGCGGAAGATTCCGCCGGCGACGCGAAGCCCATCGAAGACCGCGGGCGCGAGGATGGCCCGAGCATGGAGGAAATCGTCGCCGCGCTCCTCGAAAAGGAGGACATCGACTTCTCAGACCCGGAGACGGTCGCGGCCATCCTCCGGATGCTCGTGCGCAACGGCATCCGGGATCGCAACGGCGAGGAAGACCCGGAAAGCGACATGTCCGCAAAGGACGAACGCGCCTTCTGGCGGAACCCGACGGTGGTCCACCAGTACGCGCTGTCGATGAAGAACTTCCTCCTCTCGGCCGCGCGGAAGATGCTCGAACGCGGCAGCTGGGCGTACAACAACGTCACCAACATGTCGCAGGAAATGAAGCACTGGGAGAATGCGGCGACCATCGAGCGGACGAGCGCCGTCCTCATCGGGCGGATCAGCGCCGCAAGCATCCGGCAAACCGCGTGGAAGTTCGTCTCCGACACGCGCCGCGAGCTCAAGAAGGCGCGCTCCAAGACGGAATACTCCGAACTCGACCCCGACTTCACGCGCAAGGTCAAGGGCCAACTCGACCACGAACTCCGCTGGGCGTACGCGGCTCTCGGCATGCGGTCCGCGGCGAAGGAAGCGGCGCTCGAAGACCTCGACCGGCAGATCGAAGCGCGCCAGGCCGCCTACGAGGGCGCCGGCGCGGACCGGGACGCCTATCTCGGCGACAACCAGGTGATGCGGCTGGTGCGGCAGCGGGAAATCATCGAGGAGTACGGCGGGACGCTCGACCTGCTCCCCGGCGAAGCCAAGGAGAAATGCGACAAGCTGCTCGCGTGGATGAAGCGCGGCATGTTCGACTTCGCCCAGCGCATGGCCCGGAAGGAAGCGGAGACGCAGGCGATGAAGCTCGTCATCCTCAAGGCGGTGCGCCGCACGCGGGCGGACGGGACGGACTTCGTGGACGAGGGCGAGGGCGGGCGCCTGCGGGAGCTCTACCGGCACAACATCGCCACGCTGGAACAGCGCCTGCGCGACTTCTTCCGCTTCGCCACCGGCGAGGACGAGGCCAAGGCCCGCGAACTGACCCTGCAGGTCTGCCACCGGATCGCGGAAGCGACCCAGCGCTACGAAGTCCTCCTGCAGGACGGCTTCGCCGGGCTCGAAGCCGCCGGCATCCAGGCGCTCGGCAGCCGCAAGGCGTTCCACGCGTGGCTCGCGCACTTGGAAGAACCCATCGGGGAAACGGCGGCGCAAGCGCTCTCCAACACCGGACGGCGCGGCATGACGTTCGGCCAGGCGCTCAACCTCTACGGCTACCTCTGCCAGACGGACACCTACGCCGAAAACATCGCCATCCACGGGCGCCGCGGGCAGAAGGCGTTCCTCGAATCCCGCGTCCTCTCCCCGGAGGACCTCAAGATGGTGCAGGCGCTCCGGCAGATCTACGCCGAACGGCGGGAGGAACTGGCGGAGACCAAGGAACGCATCACCGGCGTCGGGTTCGGCACGCCCAGCCCCTTCTACCTGCCCGTCAAGATGCAGATGGACGCGCGGAGCGGCCTTTCCGGATTCGCCAGCGCGTACCAGATCGTCCCGGACGTCTTCTCGGAACGCCGCAAGAACCGGCGCGACGTGGACGAGACCGCCGACATCATGGCCATCTTCATGCAGCGCCTCGACGCGAGCGCGCGGGCCATCGCCTACGGCGAGGTCGGCGTGGACATGCTCAACCTCTTCGGGAGCGCCGAGGTCAAGGACGCCATCGCGCGCTTCCACGGCAAGGACCTGTGCAACGACTTCATCGACCAGCTCACCGACGTGCTGGCCGGCGTCCCGGCGCAGATGCGGATGCAAAACGATTCCATCGGCAAGTTCATCAATCCATGGATGAGGCGCGGCACCCTCATCGCCCTCTGGGGCAACCTCAACTCCGCGCTCAAGCAGAGCGTCAGCCAAAGCGCCCACGTCCTGCGGCGGCGGCCGGGGGACCCCGGCGTCTGGAGCGACATGTTCCGCCCCCTGGCCAATCCCGAGGCGGGAATCGCGGCGCTCAAGGAGCTGATGGCGAGCGACGGCTGGCGGGCGCGCTACGGCGACGGCGGGATCATGGACGAGGTCAAGGCCGTGGTCCGCGGATCCGGCGGCGGGACGCTTCTCTCCCGAATCGAAAAGTGGGGCATGAAGCCGCTCCAACTCGGCGACGCCATCGGCGGCATCCCCGTGGCGCTTGGCATCTACATGCGCGAGAAGGAAGCGTATCTGGCGGCGCATCCCGGCTGCGACGTCCGCGAGGCCATGCGCTGGGCGAGCGTCGAGGCCATGCGGCGGAACGAATCCACGCAGCAGTCGAGCCTGGTCGAGAACAAGCCGAAGTACGCACGGCGCGGCGGGAGCGGCGAACGGATGCTGATGATGTTCGCCAGCGCTCCCATGTTGCAGGCGAGCTGGCAAAACCTTGTCTTGCGGCAATGGATGGCAAAGGCGAACCCGCACGGCGACCGGACGCTCGGGCAGGTCGTCGCCGCAAGCTTCAAGGACCGCGAAGCCCGCGCGTGGATGGGGCAGTTCGGCAAATGCTGGATTGTCAACCATCTCGTCATTCCGACCGCGATGCAGCTCGTGACGTGGGTGTTCCAGAGCCTTCTCGGGACCGCCCCGCCGCCGGAAGACGAATTGAAGGAATTGGCCGTTCTCGTCCTGCTTGGGCAGTACGGCCGATACGTGTGGATCGGCTCCTTTGCCGATTTCGGCCTGCGCAAGATGCTTGGCGCCAGCCAAAGGCACATCGGCCCGTCGGTCTTTTCCACGATGGAGTGGATTTACGACAAGGGGATTGCAACCATCGAAGACATCCTGACGTTCGACTTCGGCGAAATGCTGGAAGACGCGGACTCCCTGCTCAAGTCGGCCGTAACCCCGTACCGCCACGCGCGGCAGTTCTACGAAAACCGCATCGCGCAGTAGCTACGGCATGATGCCGAAGAACTTGGCGCCGTCGCCGGGGAGGGCCAGGGCGCGGTAGTGGCGGAAGAACACGTCGATGCCGCGGTGGCCCATTTCGGCGGCGATGGCGACGGCGTCGCGGGACAGCTCCCAGGCGTAGGTGGCGAAGGAATGCCGCATGCAGTCGGAGGGCCACGGGATGCCGAGGGACTGGTGGAGGAGGGTGAGGCGGTGGAGGGCGGCCCAATCCACCAGGGGGAAGGCGGGCGGGAAGGCGTCCAGCCACGCGCGGAGATTCGGCCGGATGGCGACGGTGCGGGCGCGGGCGGCCTTGGTGACGGAGGCGTCGAGGCGGATGTACTCCGGGCCGATGCAGCCGGCGGAGAGCCGGGCGATTTCGGCGGGCCGGATGCCGGCGAAGAGGCCGATTGCGAGGTACGGGACGAGCTTCGGGTCCCGCTCCGCGGCGGCATGGAGGAGGCGGTCGGCGTCCGCGACGGCGAGGATGCCCCGCGGCGGCTCCACGCCGCGCGCGCGGTCCACCGCCTGGCAGGGGTTCCGGGAGAGGAATCCCCGGCGGACGGCCCACCCGAAGAGGGGCGAGAGGTGGCGGAGGGCCTTGTTGCGGGCGGAGGGATTCATTTCCGAGACCCAGGCGGCGATCTGCGCGGGGGCGATTTCCGCAAGGGGTGGGTCCCCATCCCCTTCCAGCGCGTCGGCGAAGGCGAGGACGGTGTGCTCGTAGCTTTTCCACGTCACTTCCGCCGTGACGCTCCGGCGCTCGCCGAGGAAGCGCGCCAGCGCCTCCCGCAGGCGCAGGGAGCCGTCGGTCCCCTCCCCCGCCCCGCCGCGCCTGGCGGAGGCGGCGAAGGCCCGCGCGGCCTCGAGGAGCGTCACGCCCGGCGGCAGGACGGCCAGCGCCGCCTGCGCCGAGGCGTACTGGGCGCCCGTCAGCGGCGGCGGCTCGCCTTCCGTCCGGCGGCGTTCGAGCCATTCCCGTGCCTCCTGCAGCGTCGGGAAGCACCGGCGCTCGCGCGGCGCGCCCCGCTTGTTCCAGACGGCCATGTAGGTCCCGTGGTCCGTCCGCTGGATCCGCTCGCCGGGGGCGAGCACGGCGGCCGCACGGCGCTTCGGGCGGCGCTTGGGGGCCGGGGCTAGAGGGCGGGAGGTCATCCCCCGACGAGTTTTTTGATGTTGGCAGGCACGGACACGCTGGCCTGGACGCCTGCCAAAATCCGCTCAAGCACTTCTTGAGGAATGTCGTCGCAAGGCGTGGCGGAGCGGGACCTTGCGATTTGCTGGAACTCCACGGCCGCCATCGTCACGAGACTGTTGCAATCCACGCAGGATGGATGGTCGAGCATGGCGTATTCCCCAGGACCGAACTCGACGATGGTCTCGGGAGGATTCCGCGTTATCCTTGCCAGTTCGCGCCGATGGGCAATGTTGCTCGTGACAACCGACATGACCAGCACCTCGTCGGAACGCGGGGCCAGATTGAGCACGATCAGATAATGCGGCAAGGGGGACGTCAAACCCCTGCACGGCATTTTCCAAACGGTTCCACGCCTCAATGTGACAAGGAGGAGCTTGTCGCTCACAGGCGCCATTGGGTGTTTTCCTGGTAGACTTCCCGGCTCAAGGAGACATGGTTCTCCGAGGCGTCGCAATATTCCGTCCCGGGATCTTCGCAAGGAAGAAAGAAATCGAGATAATCCATTTCAACGGCCCGCTTCCCTGCATCGAGTTCCGGTTCGTGTTTTTTCCATTCCGGGAATTGGTGGGTGAAATCCACGATGTCGCCACGAAGGAACAGTTGCTGCGTGGCGCAATCCAACGCTTCCATTTCCGATTCGGAGAGGGCGGATGTGTCCGGCGTCCGCGCCGAACGGATTGCGAACCGATTGGGTGCAATGCGGGAAACGGAAAGATATCCATCCGCATCACCGCCCGTTCCCTCCATGATGTCGATCATGTCCTTTGCATGGCTTGCGACCGGGCCGTAAGGCATGGCCAGATATTTGTCGTCCAGAATCGTACGCCCGTATTTCCGCAAATGGTAGCGGTCCGCCAAATAAAGCAACTTCAAGGCCACCAATTTCGTGATGGCCCTGCCGCAGGCGCGGGATGCGATGTAGTCGAGCGCCTGGATCGTCCGGTTGTCTTTGTACGACGAGAATTTCATGGGTGAGAGCCTTTCGCCGGAATCAAACTAGCATCCCGGGGAGGGAAAAATCAAGGAGGCGGTGGCAAAATGTTTGCGTGACATCCGGGCGCGACTTCCGGGCGGCGGGGGAAGGAATGTCCTACTTTTGGAACAACTCGTTCGGGGATGCGGACATGCGCTTGTCGATCCGGCGGCGCAGCCTGAACATCTTGAAGATGGCCAAAGCCTGCCCGGCCAGGGAAAGCACGAGCCCCCACACCCCACACTTGAGCAGGCCGACAATCCACTCTTCGGCACAGTCCTGGATGCCGGAAACGACCACGGGCGCGGACAGGACAAAAGCCAGGAGAAAGGAGATGGCCACTGGCAAGATGTTGGCCCCAAGCCAAACGCAGTACCAGAAAGCGGCGGTGTTCTTGTCTTCGCGCAACACGACAAGTCCTGCCGTCGCGGCCTTCCCGAGCTCCCCCTTCCGTTGCCGCTCCTCCACCGATGCCTTGGCATGGTCTTTCCTGGCATTGTCCCGGATGTTCCGCATCTTCCAGTTGAACAGGGAAAACAATGCGTTCGAGGACATGAACGAAGCTCCCGTCACGCCCACGAGATGGGAAATCGTGCCCAGATCCATGCCTACCCCTCCGAATCAGACAGGTATTCCCACACCCGGCTGAAAAAGCGCGTCCGCTCCGTCGCCACGTCCGGGCCGTTGAAGCACACTTCGGCCTTGATGCACCCGGCGTCGGAGTTCTCGGAAACGGGGCCGTGGGGATGTTCGAGCCGGTAGGATTTCATGTCCGTCACCGTGAAATGGCGCACGTCCCCCTCCTTGCCGGGCTTCACCGTCGTCCTGCGGAAGTCGAACACGGCCGGGTGGCGGTTCCGGATTTCCTCCAGAATGGGCGACGGATTTGCCGAAACCAGCACCACGCGGGCGAATCCGCTTCCGCGCTCGAACCGCCGCAGCATCTCCTCGAAATCATCCTTGAGCGCCCCCAGGAAGAGGTCGACGCCCTGCCCGATCATCATGCAGAACGAGAACGTGGCCGAACGGATCATGGCTCCCGTCAGCAACAGGGCGTCCACGAACGAGTCGTTGTGCAGTTCGGCGTCGGACCCGGCCCGCACCATTTCGTCCAGGAGAGACTTCATCTGGGCCATCAGTTGCGGGTTTCCCTCCAGCGAGGAGTACAAGTCAAGCGCGTCCCTGACGGTACGAGGCGTCGCAGGGGCGGCCTTTTCCGTGGATGACCGTTCCGTTTTCATCGTCATAAAGCCCGCACTTCATTGCGGGAACCCTTCAGCACCGCCCACCCTACCCCACCCCGCGGCCCGAATCAAGTCCCCGTGCATCCTTTGCGTGACTTGCGGGCGGCGGGGGTGAGGCGGGCGTAGGCGATGCCGGCGACGATGGAGTGGCCTTCGTGGCCCCATGCGGCGGCGGTGCGGGGGAGGGCGGCGGCGGAGAGCGCGGCGGCGAGGGAGAGGAAGAGGGCGGCGGTGCAAATCGAAGTGATGGGCGCGGGGGGGGGCAACCCGTGACAATTTGTCACGGTTTCGTTTCGGAGGGGGAACCGGTTACAATTTGTAACGGTTTCATGCCTGCCCCTTCCCGCCGGCTAGGGATTCGATCACGCGCTGCTGGGATTCGATGATGCCCAGGAGGCGCGAGAGTTCCGCGGAGGTGGTGCCGCCGGTCACCGTCGCGGTCGAATTGTGCGAAGCAGCCGCCGATCCGCCGGACGCCGTCACGGACGTTCCGGGATTGCGCGAATCCGAAAGGCCGAGGAGCCAGTCAGCACTTACCCCGTTCGTGGAACAAATTTTTACGATGTTGTCCGCGTTCGGGGTGCGACCATGAATGTAGTTGTCGAAGGTCTGCTGCGGAATTCCGCAATTTTTTGCGAATTTTGCGGGCTTTTGCTCGCCAACAAGCTCAAGGATTCTATCCGTAACTTTTTTCATAATTCACCGTGTTTGGGGTTGACTGCCACCACGAACGGGGTTAAATTGCGCCCAGTTCCGGGAACTGCGTCACGGAGTTTACCAGCAAAAAAGGAAATCTGCAAATGAGAATCCGCAAACCCAAACCGCTGAAGTTCAAGCGCTACGTCCGCATCATCGGCGTGGACGAAGTTGCGAAACGAACGGGCAAGAGCAAGAGCCACACGAGCATGGTCCTGCGCGGGAAGCGCGTGGACGAAGAGACGCTCGCGGCGGCGCGGGAACTGGGCGTGATCGCATGAGCGCGATTGTTCTGACGGGCGACGAATTGGCGGACATGATCCGGCGTCTGACGGCGTCGGACGGCTGGATGACGGTCAAGGAAGCGGCGGCATGGGCGCGGGTGGCGCGGGCTACGGTGGCGGATTGGATCTCGCGGGGGAAACTCCCGAGCTACGCGCCCGGCGGCGGGAAACGGCTGGTCCGGCGGAGCGACGTGGACCGGCTGATCCGGCGCAGCCACGTGCTGCCGGGGGAATGCACGGTCCACGACGAAGCGCTGGCGAAGGGGCGCGCGGCGCTGGCGGCGAAACGCGCGGCGGCCAAGGCCGCGGAGAGCGAAGGCCGGGGCTGGGACGGGGACGAAGCGGTAGCGGCGGAGGCCTGAGGATGGAAGCGCGGACGATTTTCAACAGCCGGCGGGAATGGCGGGTCGTGGACTGGGGGGACAGGGAGAAGGCGGTGGCGTGTCCGGGGTGCGGGGGGGAGGACATCCGGCTGGTGGAGGACCGGGGGAACTGGGGGCGGGACTGGACGTGCCAGTGCGCGGGGTGCGGGTGGCTGGGGGGATGGGAGCTGGATCCGCGCCATGCGGTGGAGCGCTGGAACCGGGGGGCGGAAGTGGCCAAGGGGAAAGGTGGAAAGGTTGAAAAGTTGAAAGGGTGAATAGGAGGATTGAAAGATGACGGCGCGGGAAATCGACAGTTTTTCCATTTGCCAAAGCTTGGCGAAACGGCGGCAGAATTGCCGAATGTTGGCAAACCGTTTTGCCAAGGTGCGGCAAACGAGGGAATTTTTTGCCGGATGTTGGCAATTTTTCGGGGGCATCGCGGTGGCGGCGTTCCTCGTCTGGTTCGGGTTCGTCGGCTATTGGCGCACCATCGCTTTCTTTTATCGCCTCTTCGGGCTGATGGACTAGGGAATGAAAGTTTTGGGATTTTTCGCGGGAGTGCGGTGAGTGCCGCGACGCGAAGCAAAAAACACAACAACCAGGAGACAAGAATGAGACTGACGAAAGCAATGGTGGAAGGGCTGAAAGCCGCGGCGGAGCGGAGGAGCTCGGTTCTGATGCAGGAGGGCATCGAAGCGGCGGCGGCGGATGCGGAAAAGGCGGAGGCGCTATCGTTCGCGGTGGCAATCGTGGCGGAGGTCGGCCCCTCCAAGGAGACCGGCGAGCTGGTGCTGGTGGTGCGGTCGAAGACTTCGGTGAAGCTGGAGCGGAAGGACGCGGCGTCGCCGGTTTCGGTGTCGGAGACGGCGAGCCTGTTCGGCGGCGAGGAGGACTGACGATGCGGCACTTCGCGAACTACGCCCCGGCGGACCGGGAAGGCTGGCTGGCGCTGCGGGAGGAGTTCCGCAAGCGGGGCGTGGGGGGAAGCGAGCTGGCGAGCGTGGCGGGGGTGCCGGGGGCGTTCGGGAGCGCGCTGGCGGAATGGGCGGACCGCCGGGGGGAATGGCGGCGGGAGGAGGGGGCGGAAAGCGCGTACCTGGAGGACGGGCGGGACATCGAGGGGATCGTCCAGAAGCGCTTCGAGGCGGCGAGCGGGCTTTCGGTGCGGCACCGCTACGCGATCATCACGAACGACGACTTCCCGCACCTGTTCGCGAACGTGGACGGGTTCGTGGAGGGCTGGGACTGCGGCTGGGAGGCGAAGACCTACGACGTGCGCAGCCGCAAGTTCGAGGCGGGGGTGCCGCCATCCTACGTGGCGCAGGTGACGGTGTACCTGGCCGTGACGGGGCGGAAGCGCTGGGTGCTTTCGGCGTGGAGCTACGGCCAGGGCACGCGGCACTTCTTCTTCACGCTCGACGGAGCCGACCGGAAGCCGGACTGGGCGGACGAAATGGTGCTGCTGCATCCCTCGGAGCTGGACGCGGCGGAGAAGATCGCGGCGGACTTCATGCGGCTGGTGGAGTCGGGGACGCCGCCGGCCCCGGACGGGAGCGACTCGGCCGGCGAAGTCCTGCGGGGGTTGCACCCCCGGGAAGCCGCCGGGAAGCTGGTGGACCTTTCGGGGGTGAGGGCTTCGCTGGACGCCATCGACGGCATCGACGGGGAGATCAAGGAGCTGGAACGGCGGCGGGAGGAGCAGAAGCAGATCGTCATGGAAGCGCTGGGGGACGCGGAGGGGGGGACGGCGGACGGCTGGAAGGTGACGTACAGGACCGTCGCCTCGAAGCGCCTGGACGCGAAGGCGGCGAAGGCCGCGTTCGGCGACGGGCTGGAACCCTTTTACAAGACCACCGCGACGCGGACGCTCCGCATCGTCAAGGTGGCATGAAACCCAAAAACAACACAACCCAGGAGACAACAGCATGACCACGCAGACAACGGCACTCACGGCGGCGGCGGCCCGGACGGGCAAGGCCCCCGCAACGCGGCAGGAACAGGGCCTCAAGGCGCTCCTCGCCAACTACACGCCCGCCATCAAGGCGGCGCTCCCGGCGGTGATGACGCCGGAACGGTTCATCCGGATCGCGCAAAGCGCGCTTTCCTCCTCCCCCGCCCTGCAGCAGGCGACGCCGACCTCGTTCTTCGGGGCGCTCATGACGGCGGCGCAGCTGGGGCTGGAGCCGAACACGCCGCTGGGACAGGCCTATCTCATCCCGTTCCGGAACCACTGCGTCATGGAAGCCCAGTTCCAGCTCGGCTACAAGGGGCTCATCGCCCTGGCCTACCGCAGCGGGCAGGTGACGAGCATCCAGTCCGAGGTCGTCTGCGAGGGCGACGACTTCGAGTACGAGATGGGGCTGGACCCGAAGCTCAAGCACCGCCCGGCCATGTCGGGACGGGGCGCGCCGACGCACTACTACGCCGTCTGGAAGACGAAGGACGGGGCCGTGGGCTTCGCCGTGATGGGCGTGGAGGACATCAAGGCCCACGCCAAGAAGTTCTCGAAGAGCGTGGCCGGCGGGCGCCCCAGCCCGTGGGACACGAACTTCGACGAGATGGCGAAGAAGACCGTCCTCAAGAAGGCGCTCAAGTACGCGCCGCTGGCGTCCGATTTCGTGCGGGGACTGGCGAGCGACAACTCCATCCGCGACTACACGCGCGGCGTGGACGCCCTCGACACGGCCAGCAAGACCGACGAGAACGGCGAGGTCATCGACATCCCCGTCGAATCCGAAACCACCCGCGAAGCGGACCAGGAAGCCGGTGCGGAATGAGCGAGCCGAAGATCAGGCGGAGGAAGTGCATCGTGGGCGTGAAGGAGCTGGCGGAGGAGCTGGGGTTCTCCCGGTTCCACGTCTACGCGGTGATCCAGGGGCGGCGGCGGCCGTCGCCCCGCCTCGCCGCCGCGCTCGAGGCGCGCGGGATCAAATGCCGCAAACCACGCCCGGCGCGAGAGAGATGGGAGTAGGACGATGGCGAAAAACGACAAGGCGATGTGGTACCGGATGGACCCTGCGGTGTGGCTGCTGGAGGCCATCGACATGCCGGCGAAGGAGTGGAAGACGCGTTCAATCCGCGCACTGAAAGCTCTCATCCTGGCGGAAAAAGGAATCGATTCTCTCTCGGACGCGATGATTTGCGATTCGGAGCAAATTTTGAACCAAAAACGGAGCGCTGGACGCAAGGGGGGGAACGCGAAGGCGGAAAACGCGAAAAACGCCAATGTTTCGCAGGAAAGCGGCCCAAGCGAAACCCTAGCACCGCCAGCTTCCCGCTCAAGCGAAAACGTGGCGGAGGCCAAGCGGTGCCAAGTTTCTGCTAGCCTCACGCGCGCGTTACCGACCGACAGACCGACAGACCGACATACCGACCGACCGACCGACAATACCGACGTACAACACCGACCCGAACCGACAAGGAGTTCCCAACCCCCTACCCCCGCCGGGCCGGAAGACGGGTCGGGGTCGGCATCGGGTCGGACGGTCGGGTCGGTGGTCAAAATCGGGGATCTCGTCGGGTCGGTCGGGTCGGGTCGGCCGCCGGCGTCGGGGCCGAGAAAGGCGCAGGTTTTCGACATGCCGCGGGCCTACCTCGCCCAGTTCGCGGCGTCCAGCCTGGCCGACGGCGACGAGGCCAAGGCCGTCAAGGGCTACGCGGCGCAAATCCGGCGGGTGGGCGAAGAGGCCTTCCGGGAAGAGCTCTCGACGCTGCTCTCGGAAATCGACGCCGGGGAGGGCATGCGAAGTCCGGGGGCGGTTCTCATGACGCGGCTCAAGAGCATCCCGAACCGGAGGGCGGAGTGATGGCGGCGGAAAACGCGGTGGCGGTCGGGCGGGAAGCCCTCCAGGAGGAGCCGTGGTGGCCCGTAGGGGCGGTTTCGGGGGTCCGGCAAGGGGACGATGGCCCCCAGGGGGCCGGAAGGCCGCAGAAACGACGCCAGGCGGCAAAAGCGTGGCAGGCGTTTTTGCGGGAGCTGGCAAAATTCGGCGTGGCGCTGGCGGGATGCATGCTGTGGTGGATGGCGCTGGGGGCGTTCGTGCAGATTTTCTTCGGCGGGTTCCAGGGATGACGGCGGAGCTGAGCTTCTACATCGGCGGGAAGCCCCCCAGACGAACGCACCAGGGCGGCGTCCAATACCGCAAGGACCCGACGGCGCCGGGAGGCGTGCGCGTCTTCACCGACCCGGTCCACCGGCTGGAGGCGGCGGAAATGCGCCACGAGTTCGCGCGGCAGCTGCCGGACGGGTGGAAGCCATGCAACGAACCGGCGGAGGTGTCGGTCACGCTGGCCTATCCGCAGCGGCAGACCGACCGGCTCGACGACGACGCGCTGCTCCCTCACACCGAGCGGCCCGATTGCGACAACCTCGTCAAATCCATCCTCGACGCCATGACGCGGGCCGGGGTTTGGGAGGACGACGCGCAAGTGTACGAGCTCCGCGTCCGCAAGTTCCGCACGTCCCGCCCGCGGTGGACGGTGCGCGTCCGCTTCGGCGGATGCGGCTTCCTGGGCAACGAGCGGCTTCCCGCCAAGGAGATCAAGCGGAGGCTCGCGGAGCGGCGCCGCGCGGCGAAGAAGGCGGCGAAGGCCGCCAACATGACGGGGACATTCAACTTCGGGGGAGAGGGATGATGTGCGGGCTCCCGCCCATCCTGGACGCAACGTGCGGATCCCGCATGATTCACTTCGACAAGGAGTGCCCCGACGTGCTCTTCTGCGACAACCGCGAGGTGGAGGGGGAAGCCATCTGGAAGGGGAACGGGAAGAATGGCACGAGCGTGCGGCATCTGGACGTGCACCCCGACCGCATCGTGGACTTCACGGCGATGCCGTTCCCGGACGGGAGCTTCTGGCTTGTGGTCTTCGACCCGCCGCACTTGAAGCACGTCGGGGAGAACGCGTGGATGGCGAAGAAGTACGGCGCGCTCAAGGGCGACTGGAAGGCGATGCTGCGGGACGGGTTCCAGGAGTGCATGAGGGTACTCAAGCCCGGCGGAACGCTGATCTTCAAGTGGAGCGAGGCGCAGATTCCGGTGGGGAAGGTATGGGAGGCAATCGGGGCAAGGCCGGTTTTCGGGACGCGGTGCGGGAAGCGCGCCGGGACGATTTGGGCGACATTCTGGAAAGGACTAGCCGATATGCAACACAAGGACGGGGACATAAGCACCTGCCGCCTGTGCGGAAAGAGCATCGAGTGGCGGAAGGACCAGACGGGACGGCCCAAGCCGTTCGACGACCGATGGCCGTTCAAGAGCCACTTTCTCACCTGCAAGCCGTACCGCGAGCAATGCCGCAAGCGGGACGAGGCCAAGCGCGCCGAGGCAGACCGGCGGCAGGGAAAATTCGATTTCGGGGACGGCACGACGCCGTCCCCACAAAACCCAGGAGACATGACATGAAGACGAAAACCATCAACACGGTGCATCTGTTCGCCGGATGCGGAGGGGAGGCGACAGGCGCGAAACTGGCGCTCTCCAGGCTCGGTTTGAAACACAAGGGGATTGCCATCAACCACTGGGACGTCGCTGTCGCCACGATGCGGGCCAACCACGACGACATCCACACGTTCCTGATGAAGGTCGAGGATGCCATCCCCGAGGAACTGATGCACGGGGAGCGGGTGCATCTGCTGTGGGCCTCGCCCAGCTGCACCCACCACTCCAGGGCGAAGGGCGGGCGTCCGAGGAGCAACCAGCTGAGGGCGCAGCCGTATCTCATCAACCCATGGCTGCTGGAAACGGTCGTGGAGAAACTCGTGGTGGAGAACGTTCCCGAGTTCGTGGATTGGGGGCCGTTGGACGACGAGACGGGCAAGCCAATCGAACGGAAGAAGGGGGCATGTTTCCGGGCGTGGGTGGATAGCATCAAGGCCTGCAACTACAAGGTGGAGTGGCGGATTCTCAATTGCGCGGACTACGGGGACGCCACCTCGAGGCGGCGGTTCTTCCTGCAGGCCGTGCGGAGGGGATGCGGGAAAATCAGATGGCCAGAGGCGACTCATGCCGAAAACCCGGAAACGGACCTCTGGGGCCATACGCCCAAGAAGTGGCGCGGCGCGAAGGAGTTCCTCGATTTCAACGACCTCGGGCGGAGCATCTTCGAGCCCGGCCGGAATCTCGCGATGAACACGCTCCGGCGGGTGGACGCGGGGATGCGGAAATTCAATGGGATGAGCTTCCTCATGGACATGCTGGGGACCGGGAAGGGCGACGAGTCGCGGGTGCATTCGCTCGCGGATCCGTTGCCCGTCCAACACGCCAGCGGGAACCGGTGCGCCGTGGTGCGCCCGTTCGTGGTGAAACTGAACCACAACGCGGACGCCGAGGACATCGAAAAGCCACTGACCACGGTGTTGTCCGGCGGCCAGCACCACGCGCTCTGCACGCCGTTCATCGTCCGCTCCAACAAGGGGTGCTACGCCGAAAGCGTGGATGCTCCACTGTCGTCGCAGCAGGCCAGCACGGTCCACCACGCCCTCTGCCAGCCACTGATCATCGACCACTTCAAAAACGGCGAAGCCCACAGTGTGGACGAGCCGCTGGGCTCGCAGACCACCCACGACAGATACAGCGTTGCGACGCCCTTCATCGTGGAGCACAGAAACAACGGGACGGCGAAACCCCTCGACGGCCCTATCGGAGCCCAGACAACGAAGGACAAGTTTTCGATCTGCACGCCCCTCATTCTCGGGCAGAACGGCGGCGCGCAGGCCCTGCCCGTCGCCAAGCCCTGCCCGACCATCGCGACGAAGGGCGCAATCCGCCTGGCGACCCCCGTCATCGTTGACATGAGCCACCCTGGCGGAAACGACAGCGGGCACATCGGCAGCGCCGACGACCCCATCCGCACCATCACGACCTTCGACAACGTGCAGCTCGCACTGCCGATGCTGGAGGACGGACGGCTCATCGACATCCGCCTCCGGATGCTCAAGCCGTCGGAGCTGGCCGCCGCGCATTCGTTTCCGGCGGACTACAAGCTCGCGGGCAACCGGACGGAACAGATCAAGCAAATCGGCAATTCGGTGCCCGTCATGACGGCGGCGGCGATTTGCGAGGCCGCGCTGGGCGCGGCGTGAGGAGTGAGCGATGAGCGACGAAACGACGAACCGAGAAGAGATGCCGGCACAGACCGGCGACGCGGCGAAGTTGCGGGAGGCGCTGGAGGGGCTCGTAGAAATAACTTGCGGCCTTTGCTGCAACGAAAAAAATTGTGAATTGAGCGATGAGGAGCCGTGCGATGAAGTGCTTAAAGCCCACGCCGCCCTCTCCGCCCCGCCGCGAAACTGCGACGTTGGCGACGTCGCGGAACAAGACAGGCGGTTCCGGTTCTTCTGCACCGGAAGGGCATGCGAAGAATGCGAAGTCAATGGGGGGATACGATGCGCAATCGCATGGGGCCAACTGCCATACGAAGCCCCGGCGGAAGGGGAAACGCGGCGGGATGCCGCGTCCCAAGATGGGCAAATAATGGGCGCGATGATTGTCATCACGGTGAAGGATGAACCCGCCGGGACGCGCATCGACCGCACGGCGTACCGCATCAACGAAACGGAGGGCGAGGAAAACGTCGTGAAAGTTGTCGAATCACTCTTGGACAAAGCCTGCACAGGGCTTTTCACCGTCCCCAACAAGAAGGCAGGCGAGGAATGACTACAGCAGACATCCCCAAGGTCCGCGTCGTCGGCCCGGACGGCGAGGTTGTCATCCCGGAAGGGTACTACTTCGAGATGCCGGAGCGGACGCGGTTCCCGATGAGCCAATCGCCGGAGCCGGAAGAGATTCCCGTCCTGCATTGCGTCTGCACGCACGAAGATGACGACTGGGGTCTTCCCTGCCGCCCCCGCATCCGCGTGGTCACCCCGCCACACCGGATTGAAGTCATCGAGGAGACCAGGAGGAAAAAATGAAATGCAAGCACAAGCCAACCATAGACACGACAAAGCTGTCTCTCGGCTCCCGTGTCAAAATCGACGACATCGTGATGACGGTCACGGAAATCAAGGACACCTTCGGAGGAAAAATCTACAGCCATTGCTATTTCGCCAATGCGGATTTGAAATTCGTGTCGTTTCATTCCGGCGAACTTGAAGCCCTTGGCGCTGAAAAAGCAGAAGAAGGCCGGAAATGAAGCATGTTGTGAAAGCATTGTCGCACCAAGTTTTTTGCGACCTTTACGCGTCGCTTTTGGAAAAGCTGCGGGAAACCGGGGAACGGATCGAAAGGGCGAAGTTCAAGATGAACGACGCGTCGGTACTGCTGGCACCGGAATTCAAGGCCGTGATTTGGACAAAACGGAAGAAGAAAGGAACCCCATGACAACTGACAAAACTGACAAAATCACCCTGCGCACCAGCGCCGGGAAGGAGCGCGAGTTCACGGTGGAGTGGTGGCCGGTCGGAAGGCCCAAGCCCTACTACCGCAACCCCAGGAACAACGATGCCGCCGTCCCTGTCGTCGCGGAGAGCATCCGTCGTCATGGACGGCAAGCGCGCCATCGTCACCATCGGAGGAATCACCTACTCGATGGACCCGAAAGCCGTCGTGGTCCGCGAACCCACCGACATGGTCTTCTGCCCCAAGCCCCGGCGCAGCGAACTTCATCCCACCATGAAGCCGCCCGCCCTCTGGCGCTACCTGATCGAGAACAGCTCCGACTTCGGCGACGTCGTCCTCGACCCCTTCGGCGGATCCGGCACAACCATCGTCACCGCGGAGGCCACCGGCCGGAAGGCCCGCAGCGCCGAGCTCGACCCGCACTACTGCGACGTCATCCGCAAGCGCTGGTCCGACTTCGCCGTCGGCAAGGACGCCGACTGGCAGAAAGAGACGCCGGAGGAAGGAGGGGACAAGTGACCAAGAAGAAAATCACGCTCGACTACACGGAGCCGGACCCGAAATTGCTGACAGATGAGGACATCCGCTGGGCGAAAATCGCGAAGCGTTCGGTTGACGGTCTTGCGGCCATAGCCGAAGCCCACGCGGAGGCTTGCGACAAGGAGTGGATGGGTATGCAATACCTGCTGGAAGACCTGCGCGAAACCATCGACACCATCGTGCAGGACTTCGCGTCGCGTCTGGACTTGCGAAGGACGGAAGGAGGCCAGCCGTGAGCACGAGCATCGTCATCACGTTCAGAGAGAAAAGCGGTCCGAATGTGGATCGGGAAGCCGAAGTCGTTGCCCAGAAAGGCACACCGGCGGAGCTGAAAGCGGCCGCCGTCTATCTGGCAGCCGTCGAGGTAGGCATGGAGAAATTCTTCCGGGACACGAAGAACCCCGTTTTCCTGCCGGAAGCCGAGGAGTTCGGGCGAATGGCACTGGAAGCCGGGGAAAAAGCCGAGAAGGCGGAGGGGAAGAAATGACGGACGTTGACGCGCTTGACCCCTTCGACGGCGGCGACCCCTGGGCCGATGGCGGGGACCCCGTCCACCGGGACGCCGCCGGCAACGCGGAAACGGCGGATCGCCCGGACGAGGACGAGGCGACCGCGACGCCGGTGGTGCTGGCAACGGCGAACCGGCACGTGGTACGCCGGGTGATGGGCGAGCGCCTGCTGGAGGACGCGATGCCCGCCGACGTCCCGGCGGAGGGCGAAAGCTGGCACGTCCTGACGTTCGGCGGGATTGCCAGCACGTCCCTCCTGATCTGGCTGGCGCACCGGCAGAGGCTCGCGCGGCTCGCGCTCGCCACCTGGAGCGTCAACGGGACGGACGTGGAGGAACTGCGGCGGCTGGTGCGCCTCGGGCGCGTCGGACGGCTGGACGTGTTCTGCGGCTCCCTGGCGGAGCGGCGGACGCCGCAGGCGTGGCTCGGCCTCAAGGAGACGTGCCGCGCCACCGGCGGCCGGGCAGTCCTCATGCGAAACCACGCCAAGGTCGTCGCCTTCGAGGGCGAGGCATGGGACGGCGCCATCGAGGGCAGCGCCAACCTCGCCAACAACTCGGGGTGCGAGCAGATCGTCTTGACGCGCGACAGGAAGCTGGCGCAGTTTTACTTCGAGACGTTCGACGGCATCAAGAGCATGGGAAGCGAGGTCTGACATGGCCAAAAAGGGAAAAATCGCGCAGGGCAACGAGGAGCTGGCGGAACTCCTCAAGAAGGCATACGGCAACGTCAGCCAGGTGGCCGCCGTGCTGGGCGTCACCCGGCAGAGCCTCTGGGCGCGCGTCAACAAGAGCAAGCAGCTGCAGCAGGCCATCGAGGAGGCGCGCGAGACCATCGTCGATCTCGCGGAACGCAAGCTCTACAAGGCCGTCGAGGCGGGCATGGAGTGGGCCGTCAAGCGCGTGCTCGACAGCAAGCGCGGCGTCGACCGCGGCTGGCGTCCCCCGACGGAACTCCGCGTCGAGGGACGGCACGAGGTGAGCCTGGGACGCATCGACGAAGCCGTCGGCCGGGACATCCTCGATCGCCTCAAGCCCAAACCGGCGGAAGAGTGACCTACGAGGAAGCCAGGGAGTACCACAGGAAGGTCGTCGCCAACGGCGACCTTTCCGCCATCCGCGTCCTTTGCAAGACGGACAGGTACTTCCTGATGACCGCCATCCTCGGCGTCACCGTGGCACTCCACCCGTGGGTGTACGAGCGGTGCCGGGAGGTGGAGGCGGACCCGGACGAGCACCTCGACCTGTGGAGCCGCGGCCATTTCAAGTCCACGATCATCACGTATGCGGGGGTGGTACAGGAAATCCTCCGCAACCCCGAAATCTGCGTCTGCATCATGAGCTACAAGGCAGGGGCCGCCCAGGCGTTCCTCGCCCAGATCAAGCGGGCGCTCGAGTCCAACCCCGTCCTGCTCGCCGCGTTCCCCGACGTTCTGTTCCCCGAGCGGGCCGACCACACAGGCGACCAGTGGAGCGTCAAGGGCGGCATCACCGTCAAGCGGCGCAGCGCCCGCAAGGAGCCGACCGTCGCCGCCAGCGGCCTCGTCGAAGGCCAGCTCACCGGCGGGCACTACGACCTGCTCGTCTACGACGACGCCGTGACGCTGGAATCCGTCACGACGCCCGACATGGCCCAGAAGACGACCAACGCGTGGTCGATGAGCATGAACCTCGGCACGGAGAACAGCCGGCATTGGTACATCGGGACGCGCTACGCCATCTTCGACACCTACGGCTACATGATCGACCACGGCATCAAGGAGCGGCGGCACCTCGCCATCGACGGCGACGGGAATCCCGTCTACTGGCCGCGGTCCGAACTGGAAGAAAGGCGGAAACTCATGACAACCAAAGACTGGGCCAGCCAAATCCTGCAGCAGCCCACCGGCGAGGGCGAACTCGTGTTCCGCCCCGAATGGCTCCAACGCTACCACGCCATGCCCGACCGGCACTCGATGAACGTCTACATCATCATCGACAGCGCCAACGCCAAGCGCATCGCCAAGGGCGGCAGCGACTACACCGTGATGGAGGTCGTGGGAATGGCGCGGGACGCCAACTACTACCTGCTCGACGCCGTGCGCGACCGCATGAGCCTCGCCGAGCGGACCCGGTGCCTCTTCGAGCTGGTCGAGAAGTGGCAGCCCAACGGCGTCTTCTGGGAGCAAATCGGGGCCATGAGCGACGTCGCCCACGTCCGCGAGAAGCAGGACCAGACCGGCTGGCACTTCGGCATCACCGAACTCCACCAGACCGTCCCCAAGGACGACCGCATCCGCTGGCTCGAGCCGCTCTTCCGCGACAGCCGGATATGGGTGCCGCACCACATCTGGCGGCGCACCGTCGGCGGCGAGGCCTACGACTTCATGGAAGTCTTCGAGCGCGAGGAGTTCCTCGCCTACCCCAGCGTCAACCACGACGATATGCTCGACGACCTCGCCAACATCAAGCATCCTGTGTTCACGGCCGCGGCGACGTTCCCCGTCGCCCCGGCCCCGCCGAACCTCCCCCCGCCGCAGGCGGAATACAAGCCCTGGCGCCCGCCGAACTGGTAGGAGAATGACAAGATTCCGGACAAGAAATCTGAAATTTGCAGAAAATAAGGTGATTTTCTGCGATTTCTCGGACTTAAAATCCCTCGGAACTTGTTCCATGCGGGTTCGACCCCCGCCCCGGGCACTTTCCGTTTTCCCCGGAAATCCGCAAAACCCGCGTTTTGCCGTTTTCACCCCTTCCGGCAGTCCGCCGTCATCTTCCTTTTTTCCCCGCGATAGCACCCCATAAGTACCCCGCCCCCCTCCCCCGCCAACGTCCCAAACCGCACCCGGACACCTCCTCTTCCGCCCAAATGCCTCCGGCCGTTTTTTCCGCGTTCCCGCGCCTTGAAAGCCGATGCGTTTGGACTTGCGGGAGAAGAGGGAAAAGAGAGAATGGGACGAAAATGATACGCATACAAGAGATGGCGAAATGAGCAGAGCTTCGTTCAAGGCGTTTTGCGTGGAGTTCTACGCGGCCCATGTCGGCAAGACGGGACCGGAAGTCTACGCCGCGTTTGAGAAATCCGGCCTTTTGCGGGAGCTGGACCGGGACTACGAAGACCTCCACGGCATGGGCATGGAAGCACTGATGCAGATGTTCGACCAGTGGCTCGGGAAGGGGGCGGCGAAATGACGCTCTTCCACGGCGGGACGGACCGCATCGAGCATCCCCGCATTCTGACGGGCGACCAAGGGCGGGATTTCGGTTTCGCGTTCTACACGACCGACATCCGGGCACAGGCCGAACGGTGGGCGTTGCGCCGTGCCCGTTACCGCAGCCGCCTGGCGCGGCAAACCGTGGGCGCCATCGTCTGTGAATACGAGCTCGACGAGGCGGTGTTCTCCTCGCTTTCCGTGAAACGGTTCACGGAGCCCTCGCTCGAATGGCTCGACTTCGTCGTGGCGAACCGGAGTTCCCTTGATTTCCGCCACGGGTTCGATGTCGTGGTCGGCAAGATTGCCAACGACCGCGTGGGAGAAACCGTTTCCTACGTCGCCGCGGGCGTCATGCGCCGCGAGGACGCCGTGGAACGCCTCCGCTTCCAGCAAATCAACAACCAATGGGCGTTTTGCACGGAAAAGGCGTTGTCGCATTTGCGGTTCGTCCGCAGTTACGAGGTGCCCAATGTGTGAGCACCATTTGATCCGGGCGACGCTTGTTCCCGAAATCGTGCGCCTCATCGCCGGGCGTTTCGGCATTTCCGAGGACGAGGCGCTGGACCGCTTCTACAAATCCGCGACGGCGCAAAACCTCGCCGACGAGGAAAACGGCCTTTACGGACAGTCCGCGCTTTTCATTTTTGGACAATATCTTGAGGAATTGGCCATGGATGGTTCTTCCGCCTGGCCGGTCCGGACGACATGACAGTATCATTGGGCGAGGATAATCACTGAACAACCCCACAAATACGAAGAAAGAGTATCCCCATGACCAAAAACATCGACCCCAGCCTGAAACTCATCAGCGACTACTTGACCATTCGATCGGATGAACTGTTTGTGATCCCTGAGTATCAAAGACGATATTCTTGGACTGTCCTTGAATGCGACAAACTGTGGCAAGACATTGAGACCTATATGGATTCAGGAACAGTCAATGAAACAGGGCGTAAGGAACCCTATTTTTTCGGCACGGTCATTGCTGATTGCTCGGAACAAGGTCTAATTCATCTCATCGACGGGCAACAACGTACAACGACGTTTATCCTTCTGATGAAGGCGCTACTTTTGCGGTTGCAGGAAATCTTGGATACAACAACTGCCGATGCGGACAACGAGGCATTGCTTGACGGGTTGAAAGAGCGACGCAATGCTATCGTTGATATCCTTTACAGAACCGATGCCGACAGCAGAAGGGAGTTTTTGAACAACCCTTCCAACGCAAAAGGCGTAATCATACTTGAAAGCAAATCAATCAACGAACTTGACGAGCACAAACGAGATCTGCAAATCATCGTCGAATCTTGCAACTATAAGGCGGCAGAAAAAGACTGCTATAAAACACCGCGCAAGCAGAAGGACAACAAATACACCAATTTCTTTCGAAATTTCAAATTCTTTGTTTCAAAACTATCAGAGTATTCAGAGTCAAAGGTCAATGCATTTGCCAGGACGTTTTTGAAGGAATGCCAAATCATCGAAATCCGTAGTTGGAACACGGAACAGGCTATCACCATGTTCAATTCGCTGAATTCCACGGGAATGCCATTGTCAGATTCCGATATTATCTCTGCGCAACTCTATTCATATGCAGGAGACGAACGGGATTCGTTTATTGGCAAGTGGGAAGAAATCACCAAACTTGCGGACGATTTGGCCGCAAGGAAGATTGCGAGCATTGATTCCCTTCTTCAACAATTCATGTATATACGGCGCGCAGAGCGGAAAGAATATGTTCGGGAAGGTGCACTGCCGGATGTAACCACGCCTGGATTACGCCGATACTACACAATAGACAACAAAGATTTGTTGAAGCACCCGATGGAAGTCTGCGGAAGGATTGAAAAAATCGCCCGAACTTGGGATGCGGTTGCAGATGAACCCATCGTCAAGCTGTTGTTGAAATTCAATGAAAACGCGAAACTGTTTTTTATTTCGTTTTTGGATCGTTGCGCCACTTTGGATGACCATGCGAAATCAGCTGTTATTGAGATTGCAGAATGCTTAATGAAGCTATTTGCGGTCTTGGAGATAGTCGATGCTGGTTACTCCAGTGCGCGTTTCAAAACTTTCCTATTCGGTGAAAATGTCAAATTTGTTGATTCGAATGTTTCCGTTGAAGAAATCAAGAAAGATTTCCGTGATCATATTTCAAAAACATGGAAGCGCGATGAAATCCAGACATTACTGATGGATTATGATAAAAATATTCTTGTTTTCCTCAATGAATATCTTTATGCAAAAGATCATGGCTTGAATTTCAACTTTTCCGAATCTGTAAACATTGAACACATCATGCCTGGTAGCGGACACAACCGTGAGGCTATTCGGCTAGATGCTGAAATTGCCTCCCAAGAGGAGTTTGCCAGTTTTGCAAATAAACTCGGGAACAAGATTCTCCTGGAAGATGACATCAACAAATCTATTGGCAACGACTGGTTCAGAACGAAAAAACAGAAATCCGTAAAAGACAAGAAGGGCTACAAGGACAGTTCATATGGTATTGCCTGTGCTCTGACTAGCTACCCGAAAGATGTCTGGACGAAAGTCGACATTGATGAAGCAACAGACAAGGTGGTTCGGCGCATTTCCGATTTCATCTTTGGCGATTGA